TACCGATTTTTCTTAGTTTCGGCTTCAAATATATCCGCGCATTCTCTATCACACCATCTCCTCTTGTATCCTATAAAGTCACCGCACGTCCAGCAAAGTCCGGTGGGGTTAGTTGTATCTATTTGTGCAGCTTCTCTGCAAATAACTGCGATAAGTTTATCTCGCATCATCTCCTCATGCAGTGACGCGAGGTCTGTGTTTCCTTCTTCTGTTGCCATGTTATTTTTCGTTATGTATAAATACTAATCTAGACAGGTACCATTGCGCTTTCTGCAAGTCTTCATGTGCTTTACCTTTGTTTCGGTATCGCCACATATACTTAAAGGCGTTGCCTCGCAGATACCCAATAAACTCTTCGGGCGTAAGCATTGCTTCCATCGCAACAATACATTCTATTTTACCATTTTTGTAGTGTGGAGGCTCGTTAACCATGTCTTCTTTTTTAGCTTCGTGTACTGAGTCACCCATGTATAATTGCCCCTGTGTGTATGCATCGTAAATTGTTTTAGGTTTGTCGTTCATAGTGTCATCTCCCAACCTGTCGGCTTTATTAAATGATGTTGTAAAAACTTTCTACACATCTTGTTGTCTAGTGAACTAACGTCCCTGCGCTTGCGTCTTTGCAAACTGTCTTGCACTCCTGCTACCACTGCACATCTCTTACATATTGTACTATCTGTTTTAAATACTGACTCTTCTTTGATTAAGTTACATACCTCGCATAGCCTATTCATGCTCAAGCTCCACAAATACGTTTGGTGCAATCTTATGTAGTTGATGGTTAATCTCATGCGCTACTTCTCGTATCTCCCACTGCACTTCTTTACCACTGCGCAGTTTAATAAAGTCATACCACGCTTGGAAGTTACCGACTACCAGTAATTCTGTTGTCGTGCCTTGTGGTAGGATGAATCGCGCATCTTCTTTTTTAACGCCATTTTTGATTAAGTTTTCATATAATATTTGAGCGTTATAAACAAAATCCTGCACACCATATTTACTAATGCTTTCTGGAATAACTACGTTAGTTTCTTCTTCATTACAATAGCGCTGACTACGTTGCAAGAAATCTAAATGCTTACTGCGAACAAACTGATGTGAACAGATGCGGCTAATATCCTCAATCAAAAACGTAGCATGGGCAAAGCGTAGTGTTGATAAATGCCCTTTGGTTACGCAGTGATAGGCTCTCTTAATGCACTGCTCTGGTGATTGTTCACCTGTCTTACCGTAGCATATTCCTGCAAGTAATCCGATATGTTCTTCTGGGTTAGGCGTGTGCTGAACTAGGGTTACTTTCATATTTTGTCCTCCCACGAGAAGTTGTATCTATCTTTTACTTTATATATCAGTAAACCTCTTTCATCAAACTCATCTTCCTCCACCTCATCACACGTAAACTCAGGCATAGTACCAAAAGTATAAGGAGATTTCTCATCAGGTACGCTGTCATATAACAAGCGTAATGCTTCTTGCATATTCCAGAACTTATCCATCACCTCTGTAAACTCTTTAAAAAACTCTTCAGTGACCTCAACTTCTTTACCAAACCCATCACCTATATCATATATGGGGTAGAGCTCATCCTCACTAACTTTTAGTTTCATTTCTTCTCACCTTTAAATGTTAGTTGCTTGCCCTCAGGAGTCATAAAACCAGTAAGACCTAGGTCATTATCAAAACTTCTAAAGCTATGTAGTCGCTGTCTTATAACCACTAAGGGTTCGTTAGTGCCTTCTCTTGTGCCTATGCGTATTCTAGGTGGTGATGCTTCTGGGTAATCTTCAGCTTGACTTAGGTATATACCCTCAATAGTTTGCAGTGCCTCGATAAGTCTCCGTAAATCTAACCCATGACTATAAAAGAGCTTCATCACTACATCCATACATTCTTCTTCATTCATTTCTTCTCTCCAGTAAGCTGATAAGGATGACAGGTTAAATTCCAGCGAGTAAAGTGAGTACCCATAGATTTAAGAACAAAGTCCTGTCTAACTGCCGCTGATTCGCATGATACCTTGTCTGCAAATGTTGATGTGCTTTGTGTAACTTCGCCAAAAGCCACAATAGTATTAATTAAAATATAAGCTGTTGTTGCAATCATTTCCCTGTACTCCCGAAGCCACCCTCGCCACGTTCAGTGCTACTACTGAACTCCTCTACCTCTATAAACTCTGCTCGAATTACTGGAACAAAAAGCATCTGTGCAATCCTGTCTTGTGGGGATATTTTATACAACCCGTTACCTGTGTTCTTAATACTAACTTTAAGCTCACCTTGATAGTCACTGTCGATAAGCCCTACCGAGTTACCCAACTTGATACCATAGTTATGTCCAAGTCCACTACGAGGCATGATAAGAGCCGCCGCTTCTACGTCATGGATATTTATTGCAATACCTGTCGGTATCATCGCAACCTCACCTAAATCTAACTTAATAGGCTTTGTGATGTTAGCTCTTAAGTCTACTGCCGCACTGCCCAAAGTTTCATAGGCAGGAATAACTACATTCTTTGTTAACTTCTTAATTTCAATTTTCATTATCGTTCTCCAATACCGTGTTCTTTTTCTACTGCCCTGACAAACTTAAAATATGGATTATTATCAATGTAACCATACTCGTTTAAAAAGCCGTAGACAGAACCAACATCATCTTTAACATGGTCAAGAGTGAATCCTGCATTGTATCCAATGTTGAAAATTTCATCATCACTCAAAGGCTCACGTTTTGGTGGTGCTAGGTAGAGTGGCACATAATCTTTGTGGTTAGCATAATAACTATCATCTGTAAGACCGCCTTCTCCTTTTGTTGACATCCACGCCACAGGCACTTGCTCATCTAGGTCTAGTTCAGCTTGTATATCCCAGTACAAATCATAATGAGTTTCTTTTAGTTCGAGCAGTGTATCTCGCACTCTTTTTAACAACTCTCTTTCTTTACTCATAAATCACCCACATTTGATATACATCGTCAATTACACTTCGAAAAGCCGCAGCTTACGCAAGTAACACAGCCATCCATCAATATTAAAGACTTGGTATTACATGACGTGCATAACTCAGCATTCTTTAAACCTTCTTCACCAACTTCTTCTTTCTTAGCTCCCAAGTACGCTTGTTGATGTTCATCCACTTCGACTTTAATCACGCCCGTTGCAACCAGATGTTGTTCGATAACTGTTCCTATCTCTGCTACGAGCGATGGCATATACACACCACCTTTTTTATAGTAACCGCCTTTCGGGTCAAACACATTCTTAAGTTCTTCAACTAAAAACGTAGAGTCACCACCTTTTCTCCACACTGCGGACACCAAGCGCGTTAATGCAAGTACCCACTGAAAGTGCTCCATGTTCTTACTGTTAATAAACATCTCGTAGGGATGACGCTCGTCACCGTTAAGCACCATATCGTTAATCGTAATATACAAAGCGTGCTCAGACTGCGGTGTCTTAATCTTATACGTTGTCCCTTGCAGGTATTCTGGTCGAGGCAGTAGCTCGTGCATCTTTTCTACATCTGCGGATACCGCAGGGGATTCTTCTTTATCAACTACTTTGTAGCCTGTAATCTTCTTATCTATTGTGTATGTCATACTTACCTCTGATGTCTTATGTCATTAAAGATGGGGCGTTGTTCTTTGCATTTATCGCACTCACGATACCCCCGACTTTGATACACCCGCCAATGGGCGTGCTTACAATTCACTGCGCTAGGCACAGGCGTTACTGCTTCTACCTTTTTAACTTTGTCCATAGTATCCTCATTGATAAGCCAATAAACCCTACATAGGCAACAAGTGCCACCCAATCATCTAAGGTCATTGTCATCCCCTTTTGTGTACTCAATCATAAAACAGACCATAGTAATTCCAATTACAGTCCAGTACGTTATCTCAGCCATCTAACACCTCTTGTTCTTCCATCGCTCGGAGCATCAGCTTGAGTTGCTGTATCTCTGCGAGGATTTTAAGTTTAACTTTCTTTAATTCTTTCTTGTTTTTCTGCGCCATCTCAAGGCGTTTAAACATTTCGTCTTTAGTCATCTCTTCTCTCCTAACAGTCAGCTATGCTTCTACCCCATCCACCCTCAGCCGCTAGTGGTATATCGGGCATCCATGTGGGGGGTTTGCACATCTCTTCAATTAAATAATCTAAGGCGTCCTGCGCCTCACCCTCTGGCACAACTATATACAGCGCGTCATGAATAGACAGCGCGATTTGATACCTCTTAGCTATGCGAACCATAGCCTCTGACATGATGCAACGGGCAGTCGCCTGTATACAATTATTAAATAATTTTGGTCCGTAAAGTCTATCATACCCATTGCGCAGTTTATACTTGTAACCCTTCTCGCCAGACGATTCGTCTATCACATTCTCAAGCTGTAGGTACTGCATATATAGACCAGACGGGAGCTTCACACCGCGCTTACCATCCACTACATACAAACCGTTGCGACCAAATGTAAACGTACCATCGTCAGCGATTGCCTTAATAGCACTACTACACGTCTTCCAAAACGCTGTCACCCCTGTGTATGTATTGCGGTAGAGGTCAACGATGCGCTTCGCTTCCATCTCACCTAAGTCAGTGCCTGACCCCGCTTTAATAGCAGATTGAAGTTTAGAGTGCCCGACACCAAATATTAGTGATAGTTGCGAAACTTTACCAATAAACCGCTGTGCCTTAGTTACCTCCTCATAAGGTACGTTAAACGCAAGGGATGCAAACTCCTTATACAAATCCCGACCATCACCTAGTGACTTGAGAGCCTCCATCTCATCACACACCCAAAGACCCACACGCAGTTCAATGTTAGATAAGTCAGCCCCTACTACGACCATACCATCAGGTGCAACAATAGACTTTTTAAGTGTGCTATCTCTAGGCAAGTTCTGAAAGTTTACTTTCTGTCCACCACCTGCTGACCACCTGCCTGTTGCCGCACCATAATAGTTTAGCGGTATGGGTAAGTAATTAGTTCGTTTAGCGATTCCAATAAAGCGTTCAGTCCGTGTTTCTTCGATTGTACTCTTAACACCAAGTCGCGTTGCGACCAGTACCTGCACATCTGGGTTCTCATGTTCGAGTAAGTCTTTGAGTCCGTCATCAGTCTTTGCGAAGGCATACGTTAGTTTTCCTGTAGTAGGTGATACTTTCATTGGTACATCAACCCCGTAGCTCTCAAGCAGTGCCGCAAACTTAGGGTTACTCATCAACTCTTTCTTATCGGCAACCACTCGACTCAGTAAGTCTTCCTTCTTTGTGCGTACTTCATGCAGGTAGGACTCCAGCATGGGCAGGTCGATAGTTAGCGTAGGGTTTGTTGCCATCTTAATAGTGATATCAATTAGCGATAGCTCTTGTGTGTTGAAGTGCGGCATCAGTGCATGGAATAGCTTATACGTAACCTCCACATCGTTCACACAGTATTCACCATACCTTGCAAGCTCTTCCTCAGTAAAGTCTTTGAGGTGTTTACCCAGTGCGTTCACAACCTCCGTACCCTTCGCCCCTAGTTCATAATACTCTACTAGTTTAGCTAGGCTACCACCTACTGATATGCCGTGTATTGCACGAGCCATAGACAGGGTGTCTATGTACCTCTTAGCCGTGATACCAAAATACTCTGATAGAATCGTTGCATCAAAGAAAGTGTTATGACATAGCAGTATCTGATTAGGTATATCGTATAAGTCTAGGTACGCCTTAAGCTCCTCCTTAGTTCCTGTGTAAAAGATAGTAGGCTTATCGTCTACCTTGATGCCTACACCAATCACCTCAAACTCATCACCGTTTACATACTCTTCAGTGGTTAGCTTGGATAAGCTGTAGGTCTTGCTGTAATACGTTTCCATATCTAGCGTAATCATCTTGCCCTCTCCTTTAAACTTTTCTCAAGTCTTTTTAAGTCATTCATCATCCGTCTCTTTTCAATGGTAATTATATTTGCCACCATGTATTTATACTCTTTATCTGATAGTTCATGTGAGCATTCCATCTGTGTTTGACCATCATCTGACCAGCGATATATGTTTTTAATGTGCCCTCCCTCAAGAACTACTTGGACGTAAAAGTCTAATCTAAGACCCATTTCATAACAGCCGTTCATCTCGCCACCATATCTAGCGTAATCATCACTTACCCCCAACAAGATTATATAAAATGATTTTAAATACTAATGACATATACACCACTCGATTACCTACCCAGTCCACCATTGAATTTTCAGTCCGCATAGCCTCTAATACTTTATCTAAATCACTCATTTTGTCACCATGTTACCTTGCACATCGCGGGTTAACTCATATACCCCATACATTTTACCGTCTCGTAGCATGAATTCACCGATGTTTGTCTTAATGATTTCATGGTAGTGTCTGTGCAATGCGCAGACTGTGAGTGTACCTGCTAGTGTACCTGCTAAAAAGATTGCCACTGCAACCCAAATAAAGTTTTCATCTTTCATATCAATCACCACAATTTTTTAGGACGTCCACGAGGGGACAAATAAGTATTTACTAATGAGAACGCTTTTTCTAAATCCTCTACCGCCCATAAGAACGATGTCTTACCTTGATTGCTAATACCGACAGGCGACACGTTGAGAGCGATTAACTTCCTTCTAAGCGTAGCTTGTGACATCCCTGTCTTCTTCGTAAACTGTTTAATCGTCATGGTTTTCATAACCCCACCATCCGATGTTTGATTCTGTCTTTAGCCATGTTTAAGTTGTCTATACTCCACACATAACTTGGTCTACGCCTGCTCACTTGTACTGACCCACACGGTGGGAAGTTTAGCTTCTCCAAATGAAACAGCAAGGTAGTCTTCGCTATCTTATGCAACTCACAGTATTCTTTAAGCGTCATCTCTGTCATTGCACTGTCCCCATAGCTGAGTCGTTACAGACAGCAGTAATAATACGAGTCGGTCTTTTGCTCATCTGATATGCACCGATAGCCATACCCCATTCTTCCTTAGCATTGTTGCAAGCCGTCATGCTGTCATAGGGGATTACACTCGTAGTGTAGGCTATGGTTTCGTGAGATGTTGTGCGTCCTTTCTTGTCAATGTTGGTATCGACAGTTAAAAAAGATAATGTAAGTACAAGTGTTGCGCTCATGATGTTCTCTCCTTATTTCTTTAATAGCTGGTTTAATATTGCTTTGTCTATCTCAGGGTTGTTGGATATGTATCTATCAAATATCTCTTCTACCTCAAATTGTGGCGCTTCACAACCCACGTTGGATTCAATTTCGTACCCAAGCGCTTTACTTTTTACATACAGAGTAAGTTCTTCTTCTTCGCAGTAATAGTTATCGCCTTCTTCATCGTCTACTAGTTTTATCGTAGCCCAATACTCAAGTCTTTCATCTCCTATATGCATAGTATATTCAAAGAACTCCCACCCATTTTCTTCTGTATATTCACTACTCATGATGTTCTCCAGATTGCGCGGCTGTGACACCGCGCAGGTTATTGTTATTTAGATAGGAATTCGATTTCGGGTACTTCACGTCTTGCTTTCGCATACTCGACTTCTTTACCTGCTGAGTACACCATCACACGAGCGGCGGCAATAAGTTGCTGGGCATCCTGTACTGCAATGGTTTTGTTTTTAATACCTTCATATACTTCTGATAGGTTATGTCTAAGCTCTGTGCAATTTTTCATGGTTCTTAATCTCTCTGTTGATACTAATAATAAGTGCTTGTGCTTCAAGCAACTCGGTTGGGATTTCGGCTTTCTTCAAGCCTGTTAATTTGTATATACTGTGTCTTGCAGAGTTTAACGGGTCGATATAATATACTTTATCCCACGCTTTTCTTTTCTCACGATTAGCTTCACGGTATGCTTTGTTATACGCTTTTATTTTCTCACGATTAGCTTCACGGTATGCTTTATCCCCCGCATTTATTTTCTCACGATTAGCTTCGTAGTATGCTTTATCCCACGCTTTTCTTTTCTCACGATTAGCTTCATAGTATGCTTTATCCCACGCTTTTCTTTTCTCACGATTAGCTTCATAGTATGCTTTGTTATACGCTTTTAATTTCTCTGGGTCTTTGTATGGCATAGCTCCTCCTACTATGCTTTAAAGACAGCTTGTTTTAGTTCGGGGTGTTTGTTCTTCATCTCTTCCATGTAATCTCTAATCAGAGGGACGACTTCAGACAGTAGCTTTTCTTGATGGTCATCCTCAATCATTAGAATCAATACAGCAATGCCTTTGTGCAATGTAAATGCTAGGTCTGCCATATCCATAGGTGACCCTGCCGCACCCCTAATAAGTTTGTTTATGGTTTTGATGTACTCATCTTCTTTGCTCATCGTTTTGACTCCAATACAGCTTTACGTAGCATCTTACGAAGTCTTGTGTTTTCAGTTTGCGTTGCACTTTGCATAGCCGCTAACACTAAGAATAAAAATAGCATCAGCAGGTATGCCGCATTAGAGGTGTCTAACCATGTTAAGATTTCAATTAGCTTTTCCATTTTGTTTCTCCAAATATTTTAGTTGTGATTCTTCTACCAATCTTTGTGTTTGCTCTGGTGTTAACCAGTGATACGGTCTACGTGCTGTTGGGTAATCTTCTGGGTCATAGTCTGCATCCCAGCTTGCTGAGTCTATATCTCTCATAATACTCTCTCAAATAGTTTTCTAAATGGTCGATGTTGTCGGCGTTAACGAGGAGACCTGTTCCTCCTGCCTTTTCAATGTTACCAAGCTCGCGTTGTTGCAGAGCTGTGGGTTGTTTACTTCCTGCCTTACACTCTATACCAATGAAATGCCCACCGATACACGCAATCACATCGGGTATACCAGTGCGACCATATCCGTTAGCCGCAGGGAAAAAGTAATACGCACCCACCCCATCAAGCACTTTGCGTACTTGGTCTTTAATCTCACCTTCAGGCGTCTTTGCCATCACATAGCTCCTTAATTATTCTGTTAACTACTACCGTTTTAGTCTGCCCATTGAGTGAGCCAAACCATATCACATGCACTGGGCATTCGGGGTCACCGTTCCATACCTTAAGTGTTAGCCTATCTACAAACTGCATAGTAAGCCCTGCACTACTTAATCTATTTATAGTATCCTCTACAACATTAGATGCATCACTACGAATTTCTACAATCTTAATCATATCGACCTCTTGCTACTTAAATTATTTATGCTAGAGTATTCACACATATCTCTACCTATCCTAGAGTCTTGTGCTTCATGTGTTACTCCTCTCTTAGGGGGCATCGTACCTCGTGCGATGCCCTTCTTTTTTATATCTCACATACTAAAAATATACCGTCACCCCTATTCAAACCGACACCACCTACAATCTCACCAACAGGCGCAACTTGCAGTAAAGCTATGTTATCGGGTACAGGCGGGGTTAATTCGCTAACCTCCTCAAACTGTATTTCTTTCATCTCCCTAGCAGGGAGAGCATCATCTAATGGTACAGCAGTTTTCTTACCTAAGTCTACTAATAACGTCAATTATTCCTCCTCCTCATATTTAATCCAACCTAATCACACTGCCAAACGGTGGCACGACATTACTACCACCAACAATAACCCATATCACAGGGTACGTAGGATGTTCTTTGGGGAAGTCCGTGTAACCGTCAGTGATAATAATCGTACACTCTGGCTTGAGCTTGTTGTCATCTATATACTGCATCACACAGGCTACGTCTGTACCACCACCGCCAGCAGGTTTAGTAGAGTTAACTAGACCCGCGTAATTATCCTCGCGATACTGTTCATGAGATGCAACATCTGTATCCCAGTAGAGAAGGTCAACCTTCTCTGGAGTTGTATTGTCGCATATAGCCACTACCTCACTCAAGGCTTTGGTAATCGCCTCGTCATCAATAGAACCCGATGTATCAATCGCAACGCACATAGACCCTACTGTCTCACTTATCTGACTGGGCATATAGATATCTTGAGAGAGCCACCGTCTGCTTGGTTTTGCCCATGTGCTGTCACCTTTGCCAGCGCAAGTTGATGATACGAACTCACGCAGTTGGTCACGCCAGTCTACTTTGGAAGCCATGATAGTCTCGAAGCTACGGTCTACATCACCGTTTTGTTTGCCAGCTAAAAGTGCGCCAGTGCGTACTGCGCCATCGATTTCTTTTCGCACCTGTTCCTTCTCTTCGGGCGACAGCGAGGCGGCATCTTGCCACTGATGTTCATCTAATTCTTCAGGCAGTTTACCACCCCCCTTACTGGCACGGCTTTGCTTATCACCATACTGCTCCTTGAGTTTAGCGTATACCTCTGCGGTATTCATACCACGATACTGCTCATCGATACACCCACACTCGGGCAACTTAATAAAGCTACCGCCCCTATCAATGTCTAGTATCTCGAGGTTAATCACAAAGTCGCACGCTATACCTGCAAGCTGGGCATCCTCCTCGAATAGTTTCTGCCATATGAATAAGTGCTGATAGAGTTTATGTTTAGCCTCATGTAACACAAGACCGCGTATCTCTGGATCAGTCAAGCTGTCTACAAACTCACGCCCATAAAATACATCACGCCCATTGGTAGCGGCTGTGTCTATGTCACCTCTGATTTCTGTCTTACCTACCATGATAATACCTGAGTAGGCTAAGGTGCGGGTGTCTTGCATCAACGCAATGTGCGCCTTGAGTATGCGGTCTTCTGCTTTCATGTTGCTCTCCTAGAATAAGTAGCCGTTAGTTACACACCATGAGGTGAATGATTTGTTGCGTACTGCAACGTCACGCTTGGGCGACTTACCGCTCATAATGGACATAGCAAACATAGCTTGTGCCTCACGGGTCATACGACCTAAGTACGTCATCCACGCATCGAACGTGTCAACCTCTACGTTATGCAAAGCCTTAGAGACTATAAGACAGACTGATGCACCATTGCTGGGTACTTGCGTAGTAGTTGGCTCAGATACAATCTCACGCCATGCGGGCATGGTGTTATCCAGTTTTAATATGTTCATCATATCCATAGTCGCACGCTCACCAATCACACCAATAAGCGCATGATATAGCACGTCTTCGGGTAGGTGACGGCAACGCTTGAGGATATTACTTGCCGCTTCCATACTGCGTGGTGTAACGAACGCCGCTCGTGGTACTCGTGGGTCGTAGATGTACTCGTTCTGAGTTGGTTTCTCGTAGTCTTCAAACGATGCGAACATAGCAGGGTACTCGTTAGCTGTCGCAATAACCACTGGGTCAACACCTGCACCCATAGCAAAGCCAAGACGCCACTCTTCTGAGGTTGGTTTGCGTACCTTAACCACGTCCACACGGTTTCTTGCATGAGGTGGCAGATTATCACCGATACCCTCTGCTGATAGGTTGGTTGTTGCAAACACGATGCTACCCTCTGGCAAACTATGTGTGCCGAGCTTACGCTCGAGCATTAACCGCAAGCAAGCATTCATCACAGACTTACTAGCCTTGCCTATCTCGTCAAGCATAATAATCACAGGCTTATTGAGGTGAAAGCCAAACTCCTCGTTGGGTATGAATGAGCAGACAGACGTACCGTCTAGCTGACGCACCTGTGGTACAAGGAAGTCACCAACATCCTTAGTCGTGATGTCTACATAGCACACCACATGGTCGGGGTGCTGTTGCTGTAGTGATTTGAGAATAGACGACTTGCCTATCCCCATCTCGCCCTGTACTAACACTGTGGTTGTGTCGCCGATTGCATTGATAAGGTCGATTGCGTTTTGCATGGTGATTGAGCTGTACGGTTTCATTGTTCTTCTCCAAAGGTTAGTGTGTATGTGCGTGGTACTACTATTGATGTGAGTGGGAAGAAGTCATCCCGATATGGTTCTGTTGTATCGGACTCTGCATGCTCTTCCTCGATATCTTTACCCTCTTCACCTACTCGAATGAAACGATACGCACCTCCAGCCTCGATAGTATCCTTGTACAGCCTAGTGAGAGCTTGCACTACTGGGTAATCGTCATACCACTTAACATCCTCTTCGTGATATAACACTGATGCATCATCCCAAGATATACGAGAAAAGTTCTTTCTGCTGTTAATAAGGTTATCATCTAGCAGACGTGGTGCTAGGTAATTGTCGAGCGACTCTTTATCTTTAAATGAAATAATAAAAGCTACTGTTGAACGGTATCCCATGTTGTTCTCCTAGTCGTTCCACTTGTCGAGCATAGCATCGACATCTTTTTTAATTTGTGAGCGCATGAAGTCGCTCTGTTTAATATCTTTTGTATCGATACCCATGATGGTATCCTCAAGACGCTGGCGCATATCCTCCAGTTGCGTGTCATTGTTTATATTGAGGTGGCGCAGTAACTCGCACAGCTCGGACGCTGATGAATACACGCTGTCGTATATCTTGCCCTTTGTACCATCATCGTTAGTGCGCAAACCAAAGCTCAGTTGAGTGAGGCTGTCATATAACCTATCCCACGCATCACGGTTTACTTTCTGTATGTTGTACTCATACATCTCGTCATACTGACGACGTAACTCAGCTACCTCCTCTGATTGAATGTCTACACGGAAGTCACCTGACTCTGGCACAGGAGAGAACCCTATGCTAAAGCTAAACTTACTGCGGACTTTGTCTTCGTCTGGGTACTCGTCACGGTCAAACAGCTTACCTAACTGAAACGCGGCGGCACTAATCTTTAAGGTGTACTGAGGCAAGAACATATCGACCTCATCCCAAAAGCGTTTCTCGTAATCACCCATAGCCCGCTTGTACTCTAGGAAGTAAGCCGTAGTCAGCAGACGCTGACCGTTATCATTCCAAGGGGATGTGTACCTTGCATGGTAAGTGCGAGCCTCACTCGCAATTTTCTGTATCTTGGTTAGGCTGTCGTCGCCTGCCAGCAGGTTCTTGTGATAGTTACCTGCCTTTGTCATGGTTGAGTTCGCTGTGTCCACATCCTGTGATACTTTCTTGTCTAGTTTTCTAGCTGTCCAGATTGAGATGTTTAAAGTGCAGAGCATTGCACTGTTTGAGATTGCCATGATGTTCTCCTGTTTGATTCCGTACTTGTGTACGGATTACTTTATAATTTCGTTTATATATGTGGTTGAGTTGTGTGAGTAGCATAGACGGCAGTCGTTGCACGCCCCATGACAGTTAATGTCAGTGGTATCAGAACCCCTAGCGAATGCCGTGAAGACTTTATCAAAGCCCTTAGGTAATTTGCTTGGCACACCTACTACAGGGGAGCTATAGATAAGGATTAAATTGTCAGGTTTACCACGTCCTTTCAGCGCACGATGCACAATACCGTAGCGTTTAGTCCATAGCGTAAATATAGTGTGTGGATTAGCCGCCGCTATGTACATATAGTTAACGAAGTGAATGAGGTTAATCAGCTCACCATACGAGTGGTAGCGTACTATCTCTTCACTAAATCTAGGTATCTCACCTAATTCTAGGTAACGCTCTGCTAGGAATAGATTGCGTGTTGTTGCATTGACCAGTGAAGGTCGCATTTTCTCATACCGTTGTGCATAACATGACTTACAGATAGTGTTTGTTTTCTGCATCGCTTGGCAAAACGTATTGCCTGTTGTGGGTGTGTTGATTGACTGTATGCCAGTCATCTTGCCTTTGCCCTGTGTGATGTGAACTGCGTTCATGATAATTCCTCATGTTTCGGTCTGTGTTTAAGGTGCATTGCACCCCGATTCAATTTGCAATCCCTTGAGGGGATGACTCTTTACTACTGTGAAATATTATACGCCTATTGGTAGGCTGTGTCAAGTGCTTGATTTATATACACCTATTGCAATAGGTTCGTCCAGCTCTACGGAATCCATGTGAGTTACCCCGTCCGGTAACGTAACTTTGTAGTGGGTGATATACCCGTTAAATCTGTAGTATGGGGATTGCCCGCTACTTAATATTTCTACTGATACCCCGTCATACATAGGCTCATTCATTAGAATGCAGTCACTGATTGAATCTAATGCGTCTTCGTGCGTTGGTAATAGTTTCATGTGTATCTCCTGTTTGATTTACCAGTTTTCTATGATGGCACTTACTGTTTTTCTAAATTTGCCGTAATCCTCAAATGTGTGGAGTTTCATAGCGTCGTAGTAGTCAATCAATACAAACGTATTTTCAAGGTAATAGAACCTAATCTTTTTATCGACATCTGGTTTATTTGCCATTATGTAATCGAACTTGACGCCTTGCATCAGTTGTTTTTTGTTTATTCTAATTTTCATGTGTATCTCCTGTTATGTGTTTGATTCCGTACTTGTGTACGGATTAAGTGGTAGAGCCAGCAACTAAGGATTACAAACTATATAGGCGTCACTCCTCTACCCTCCAGCGTTTTAGCCCACCTCTGGATGGGGCGTTTAATTGTTTTATAAGTCTATCCCTGTGAATTCTCTGTATAGTGGAGCAGGGGACAAGTACGACCATTGCCCACCGTTGTCGTAGTAACTATATACTTCATCTGGTGTGAGCTGGTAGCAACCATATAGGGTTGCATACACTCCTTCCATGTCTTCCATATCCTCACCTCGAATAGAGATGTAGTTGCCTCTGTCATAGGCTTCCTGCAAGTTGTTTAAAATGTTGCATTGGTCGTTAATGCTAAGTTCGTTGAATGCTGATGCGCTTCTTAAAAAATATGTGTTCATGTTGTTTACTCCGTTATTGTTTTTGTTACTGCATTTCTCGACTTCTGGGTAATATTATACGCTAGTTTACTTCGGTTGTCAACCCCTTTATTTTTAACTGCTCAACGTCTTATCTAGGAACAGTTATCATGATGTTACCGTTGCGTAGTGTTTGCTTGTGTCCTTTTATTCTCTTTAACTGTATGTTAAATACGGTGACTGCATCCTCCCATGTGTGGCACACGGTGACTTTATTCCCACGCCCCATGCCATGCACCGTGTAGGTGCTACCTTCTATGCGTATGTTTCGCTCTGTGCTCACCGTCCAGCGTCTTGGTTTTGATTCCGTACTTGTGCACGGAATAGGGTTCTTGGTTACCTGTGTTGGTATTCTTGTTAGTGTTGCCGAGTTCACTGGCTCGGGTTTTATATTCTCCCATTTATAGTTGAGTGGGTTTGCGTCCCTGCAGGGGTATGCACAGACTTTATTTGTCTTTGGGCTTATGTTGCGTATGCCGTAAGGTTCGCACAGGACTTCTTCTTGTATGCGCTGGATGTTATCTAGTCCGCCCGTGTAATCAAACCGCCCTCCTGCGCCCATGTAGAGGTAGGCAATGGCTTGTGGACTGTATGTCGTACTATTTAGGCTTACACGCGGGTGCGTCACGCGCTCTCTAATATAATAGGCTTTTCTAATGGTTGCATGGATGGATGTCTTGTCTGGGTTGCGCTCTAAGTAGTAGCGTTTGATGCACTGTGCTCTTAAATCGTCGTCTAATAGGGCATAGTCGTCCGTTGTGTACGTATGCCACCCTTTGTGTAGAGGGGGGTTGTTCTTGGCTCTTAGCGGCAATCTATTGAGGTCTAGGCGTTGTGCTCTAGGTTTTTTAGGTTTTGCATGGGTGTAGATCGCGCTTTTGTCTGCACGAGAGCCTTCATTGTAGGTTATTTCGCCCGTATCGGGGTCATAGGCGAGCTTTAGGTGTAGGTATGCCTGTGTTAGTGGTTCTCGCGGCTTGGCGTCTTTTACGGGTGCGTGTGCCTGCATTAAAGCATCTAGGGTTTTTTTAACAAAGGGTTTTACTATGGTGATAGTCCCTAATGTTTTCTTATGCTCTACCTCGTACTCGTAGTGAGTCATCGCATACAACTCGTCGTAGACTGCATTGGTTTTATCTCGAAGAGCTACCTGCGCAAGGTGGGTTTTTTCTTTCTCCGCTCGGCGGATTTCTAATTTGTTGGGGGTATTGTTTATTGCACGAGAGTATGCTAGGAAGTCTTTGTGGTAGAGGCGGTTGAGTCGGTTGGTTTCGAGTAGGGCAATTCTCATGGTTGCATAGGGTATTTTTGCTTGTTTTGCTAGGTCTGTTGTTTTCATGGGATTTTTGTTGTTTTTTTGGTAAAAAGGGAGGATTTAGGGTCATTTTACACTCCGAATTCCCGAAACGCAAGGGGGTAAGTAATTTACGGGAGTTGATTAAGTTTTTTTAGCGTATATAGGACGCGGCGTGTAGAAGAAAGTGTTATGTGCAGTTATATTTATTTGAAATTTTGAGAGAGAGCGAGAGGAGGCGAAAATATTTTTATAATTACAACCATACAACGTATATCACAGGGACAAAAATACACGAAAATATATATATTTTTTTCTTATATATATTATTAAATAAATAGTAGTAGTAGTAGTAGTAAAGACTAGAACCCTTGCATTTTAGGTGCACGAAAAAACTTTTCCTAGAAACGGACTTTGCAAAATTTCTGCAGAACGGGAATTCGAATCGACGTAAACTAGGTGTAACTTTTAACTTTTTTAAAGTAAGTTTGGTAAACTAAGCGTAATTGTAACACAAATGTCATCTCGCACAGAAAAGAGCATAATACAGAAGAACCGAAGTTAACGCAGGTAAACCAAAATCAATCGCGTAGCTCACCGTCTTATTCGGAAACAGGTATCATTCTTAGCACCCACGCGCGACCAAAATCGCCCACGTAGCTCACCGTCTTAAACGGAAACAGGTATCAAAATGACCGCATTTTGTGCGGCGGGTGTTAAATTATTTTATGTATTTACTAAATTTTAGGCAAAAAAATACCGTCTTTCGACGGTTTGATTCCGTGCACGTGCACGGAATTGCTAAATTTTAGGCGCAAAAAAGCCCGCTTTCGCGGGCTTCATGTAGCATTGTGTTATTTGTTGTACTTATCCAAAATAAGTTTGGCTAGATATAGTAGTTCGGGTGCGCTTGTTGCTTCGCGTTCTAACTCTTCAAGAATCATCGACGCTGTATCTTTACAGTCTTGTGAAAAGTTTAAAACTTTAAAATCCAACTTAGGTTCTGATTTGTTGTTTTCCGCTTTAGGTGCTGAAAGTGTAGCGAGTTTAGCTTTAACCTTATCCAAATCTTTTTTGGTTTTATCGGCGGCGGCTTGCGCTTGCACTTGCACTTTATCGGCTTGCACTTTATCGGCGGCGGCTTGTGCGGCTTGTGCATCGGCGGCGGCTTGTGCGGCTTGTGCATCGTCAATTACACCTAACAAATCCGATTGAACCGCGCTCGCGCCTTGTGGGTCATCGTCGATAATAGTGCATATATCTTCTATAACTTGTTCAGATTCGGCGGCGGCTTGTGCGGCTTGTGCATCGGCGGCGGCTTTATCGGCGGCGGCTTTATCGGCGGCTTGAATAGCCTTGTCCAACTTCGCTTGGTCGGCAACTAATTGCTTTTCAAACTTTGATTGTTGTTCTAAGGCGTCGGCGATTAATGTAGTTTTAGCACGGGTTTTCACTTTACCAGTCCGCAGGTAAAAACTGATTAGCTTATGTTGCTCAGTGTAAAACGTTTCATAACTACATTTAAATTCGCGGTTTTCTAATACGGCGGCTTTTTTAAGTGAATCATACAATCTTTGAGTTTCAGATTTTACTAGTGCATTAGGTAACTCACATAGTTTAGGTTCGCCTTTAGCATTACCATGCTGAACGGTTGTAAATTGTATTCTTAGTAATTGTAACCATTGGTCGCTTTTTTCTGTTGCGTTGAAACGTAATTGTTCGAATTTATCGGCTTGGGTCATCTCAGATATAAAACCAAATAGCATAGTTGCTGCATTGATTGTGTTGTTTTCTGTTTTAGCGTTCATGATGATATTCCTATATAAAGTAAATTAAAGATAATTGATACTGCAGGCATATTAGACAACAAAATGAAACCTATGTCAACTATATAAATTTAATAATGTTATAAAACAATAGGATACGGTTACCAGTTAACCGCAGTCAATGCGCATTCTATTCCGTACACGTGTACGGAATTGGATAATAACTTGCTTACCTGATATCACGTATAGTTTATAGGGTTATTATGTATATGTATGCTATATGTATGCTATATGTATGCTATATGTATGCTATATGTATGCTATATGTATGCTATATGTATGCTATATGTATAAAACACGGTAAAAACATCATGCTATATATCAAAACATTGTGTATAATCAGGGCATAGCGACCCCCACCCCCCAAAATAATATTTAGGAGTCCCCTATTTTTCTATACATACTATTCCACACGTTGTAACCCCACTTCTACCAAATCACCCTAATCCTACATAACCCACTAACAACCTACGTAAACTAATCCTCACACAAAACCCCCCGTCACTTATATAAACGCCCATCAAAAAAATTTTTCACAAAAAATTTACAAAGTAGGGTAAGCTATGTGCTCATGTATGTTTATAACAAAGAAAGAATATGCAGATAGAAGACGAATATGATGATTTCGTGGATTTTGATGAGGTCGAGCCCTTTGATTTTTCCACTGTATGCGGACATACCGCCCCTAGTGAGGCTACAAAACGAAGACTCAACGCAAAAGAAGCCTTCAAAGACCCCACATTCCTAGATGCACAGGGGATGCCCCCTTTGCCAGAACCGCAATTAACGTATGCAGAAAAAAATGAAGCCCTAAATATATTTTTAGAACAACCTGATGCACCTCCTGCACCTACCACACCCGGTGCGGCGAAAGCGCTCGACAAACTTTTAAAGCGGTTTGACTATACATTGGCAAATTCTACAAACAAGATGCGTCAATATGTGCTTTTTAAACTGTTTGAACTTGCCGAAAACGAAGACCCAAAACTTCAAATTAAGGCGGTTGAAATGCTAGGTAAGGTAACTGAAATTGGGCTCTTTACGACAAAAGTAGAGGTAGCTGCTGCAGATAAACCGACAGGTGACCTAGAGTCTGAGCTTAATGAGTTGATGTCAACGTACTCTATTGGGGGTGAACTTGGCTCAATTGATGTGCAGTACGAGCAGATTTCCGATGAAGAGCTTAAAGGTGATGCTAAAGAAGAGGAATTTGAGGAGGTAGAAGATGAGTAAGTTAGCCCATGTGCCTCCATCAGATAAAGAGCGCCTAGCAGAGCTTGTGCGTGAGCTTACCCGCAGAAAAGAAAGAGAAAATGCACAGACTGACTTCTTAGCGTTTGTGCAGTCGGTGTGGCCTGACTTTATTTATGGTCGGCATCATGCAAGGATAGCCTCAGAGTTTGAGCGCGTAGCCAGAGGCGAGTGCAGACGACTCATAATTAACTTAGGTCCACGTCATACAAAGAGTGAGTTCGGCTCTTACTTATTACCAGCATGGTTTCTTGGGCGGTTTCCTAATAAGAAAGTGATTCAGTGCTCGCATACTGCTGACCTTGCAGTAGGGTTTGGCCGTAAGGTGCGAAACTTAGTAGACTCTCCTGCGTATCAAGAAGTCTTCCCCAATGTAGGCCTGCGGTCTGACTCGAAGGCGGCGGGTAGATGGAACACCAGCGCAGGCGGTGACTATTTTGCTATTGGGGTAGGCGGTGCAGTAACCGGTAAAGGTGCTGACCTGCTGATAATTGACGACCCGCACAGTGAACAAGAAGCGGCGATAGCGGCGAGTAATCCTGAGATTTACGATAAAGTGTACGAGTGGTACACGTCTGGTCCGCGTCAGCGTCTCCAGCCTGGCGGAGCCATAATCATAATTCAGACTCGTTGGTCAAAAAGAGACCTGACGGGACAAGTGCTTGAAGCGGCGATGCAGAGAGGCAACGAGAATTGGAGAGTGGTAGAGTTCCCTGCCATATTGCCATCGGGTAAACCGCTATGGCCTGAGTTCTGGAGTCTTGAGGAATTAGAAGCGACACGCGATGCAATTGACGTGTCCAAGTGGCAGGCGCAGTATCAGCAAGACCCGACCTCTGAAGAGGGAGCGATAGTTAAAAGAGAGTGGTGGCAGAAATGGACTAAAGAAGACCCGCCTCCAACAGACTTTATATTGATGACTTGGGATACGGCGTTTGAGAAATCACAGCGAGCTGACTATAGTGCGTGTACTGTGTGGGGCGTGTTCTACCAAGACAACGACAACGGCGTGATGCAGGCTAACATTATTATGCTTGATGCGAAACGTGGGCGGTATGAGTTCCCCGAACTTAAGCAAGTTGTGCTGGATGACTATAACTATTGGCAACCTGATAGTATAATCGTAGAAAAGAAAGCGTCTGGTGCGCCACTTATATATGAGTTACGTGCAATGGGTATTCCAGTGATGGAATTCACGCCTACAAGAGGTAACGATAAGATATCTAGGCTTAATGCGGTTGCAGACTTATTTCACTCTGGTAGAGTATGGGCACCGAACACACGATTTGCGGACGAGGTTATCGAAGAGGTGGCATCATTTCCCGCAGGGCAACACGATGACTATGTGGATACCGTGTCAATGGCGATGGCGAGGTTTAGAAAAGGCGGGTTTATTTCAACTAATTTAGATGAACCAGAACCAGAGCGAGAGTTTAGAGGGCGGTCATCACGGCGCAATGCATATTACTAACAACAGCAGAGAAACTAAATGTTTGATAAAAGCCTAAACCAAGCACCACTAGGACTTGAGTCCTTACTCGGCGGCGATGAGCCTGACATCGAGATTGAAATTGACGACCCAGAAAGTTTGCATATTGCAATGGGTGGGATGGAGATTGACTTTGACCCAAAAGGTGAAAGCGGAGAAGATTTTGATGAGAATTTAGCTGAACTCCTAGATGATGGGGAGCTTTCGTCTATTGCAGCAGATTTGTTGTCTGATTTTGATGATGACGTGGCTTCGCGTAAAGATTGGATTACGACTTATACAGATGGTTTAGAGCTACTCGGTATGAAGATTGAAGAGCGTACTGAGCCTTGGGATGGCGCGTGTGGTGTGCATCACCCTCTACTTAGCGAAGCATTAGTTAAGTTCCAAGCTGAGACTATGATGGCGACATTCCCGTCAGCAGGTCCTGTCAAAACAAAGATTATCGGCAAAGAGACTTCTAGTAAGAAGGAAGCAGCGGTACGTGTTCAAGACGACATGAATCACCAGCTTTTAGACGTGATGACTGAGTACAGACCTGAGCATGAGCGTATGCTTTGGGGTCTTGGGCTATCTGGTAATGCATTTAAGAAAGTGTACTTTGACCCAAAATTAAACCGCCAAACATCTCTATTTGTCCCTGCTGAAGACATGGTTGTACCTTATGGTGCATCTAACTTAGAAACAGCAGAGCGTGTAACTCATGTTATGCGTAAGACTGAGAACGATATGCGTAGGCTTCAGGTAGCGGGGTTTTACCGCGATATTGACCTAGGTGAGCCTAGTAGTCAGCTTGATGACGTTGAGAAGAAAATTGCTGAGAAGATGGGATTTAGTGCAACGTCTGATGACCGATATAAAGTCCTTGAAATGCACGTTGACCTCGACCTTCCAGGGTTTGAGCATACTGATGCAGATGGGGATGAAACGGGAATTGCACTACCTTATGTAGTGACTATTGAGAAAGGAAGTCAAGAGATTCTATCCATTAGACGTAACTGGGAGCCAGATGATGAAACCTACACCAAGCGACAACATTTTGTTCATTATGGGTATGTCCCTGGGTTTGGCTTTTATTGCTTTGGCCTTATTCATCTTATTGGCGCATTTGCTAAGTCCGGTACTTCTCTTATTAGACAACTGGTTGATGCAGGCACGCTAAGTAATCTGCCTGGCGGGTTTAAAGCGCGTGGTATGCGTATTAAGGGTGATGATACGCCTATCTCTCCTGGAGAGTGGCGCGATGTAGATGTACCAAGCGGTACAATTCGAGATAACCTGCTTCCACTTCCATACAAAGAGCCGTCACAAACATTGATGGCACTGCTTAATCAGATTGTAGAAGAAGGTAGACGCTTTGCTAACGCGGCGGATTTGCAAGTATCTGATATGTCGGGTAATGCGCCTGTAGGGACGACACTAGCTATTTTAGAGCGTACGCTTAAAGTGATTACTGCTGTTCAAGCGCGTGTACATTATTCAATGAAGCAAGAGCTCGGTCTCCTAAAAGGTATTATCGCCGCTTACGCACCAGAGGATTATGACTATGACCCTGAAGAAGGAAGTAGAAAAGCCAAGAAGTCGGACTATACGACTACAGAAGTTATCCCTGTATCTGACCCTAATGCGTCTACGATGGCTCAGAAAATCGTACAGTACCAAGCGGTACTTCAACTTGCGCAAGGGGCACCTCAACTTTACAACCTGCCCATTCTTCACCGCCAGATGCTTGATGCTTTGGGGATTAAGGATGCGCAAAAGCTGGTTCCATTAGAAGAAGATAAGTTCCCTGTAGACCCCGTGTCTGAGAATCAGAATATCCTTAGATTAAAACCTGTCAAAGCGTTCTTAACTCAAGACCACAATGCTCACATTGCTGTCCATATGGCGATGATGCAAGACCCCAAGATTATGGGTACGCTGCAAGGAAACCCGCTACTTCCACAGATTCAAGCGACAGTCATGTCACACGTAGCAGAGCATTTGGGCTTCCAGTATAGAAAAGATGTTGAAGTACAGCTTGGTATGCAGATGCCTCCACAAGAGGATGATGACGGCGAAGATATGAAGCAAGACCCCGAAGTAGAAGCGGCATTGTCTCCATTACTTGCACAAGCGGCTACACAACTACTTCAACAAAATCAAGCTGGAGCAGCGCAGCAAAAAGCGCAGCAGCAAGCTCAAGACCCACTTATTCAAATGCAGATGCAAGAGCTACAACTTAAAGCGCAAGAAATTCAGAATAAAGCGCAGAGAGATCAAGCTGAGATTCAAGTTAAGATGCAGCAGATTCAAGTAGACCGTGAACGCATTGCAGCGCAAACAGCAACAGCAGATAAACAGCGTGAGATTGATGTCCTAAAAAGTGCAGCGCAGTTAGGTGTTAAACAGTCGCTCGATAAAGGTAAACAAACCCATGACGAGAAGAAACTGCAAGTAGAAGCGCTTAAAAATGCAGCTGATATGACGATGAAGAAGGAAGACCAGCAGCGCAAAACAACTGTTCAAGCTCTAAAAGATGCGGCTCAAATCACTGCTAAGAAGACTGAAACCGAAATGGGGTTAGCTCACCAAGCGTATCAAGGTATGCTTGAGCGTGAACGCGCACAGACAGAGAAAGCGGAAACTATGGCTCACGAAGCCTACCAAAAAGCTCTTGAAAGAGACCATCAAAGACATCATAAAATACTCGATGTAGCGCACCAAGGCCACCAAGCTGAAGTAAATCGCGAACATCAAAAAGAGCAAGCTTTTGCTAAAGGGGGAGAAGTAAAACAATCCGCCAAGAAACCTAAGAAAGGTGAAGAATAATGGACGCGTTTGATGTAGTGCTTAAGCACATTGATGAGAAAGTTATGCAACTTAAAGATGCTGTATGTTCTGAGCGAATTGACTCAATGGAAACGTATAAACAGATGTGCGGTGAAATACGCGGGCTTCAAACAGCTCGCGGTTATGTACTTGATATAAAAGATAAATTAGAAGACTAGCTTGGAAGAGGAGCTTAAAACCTCGATGACAGCACGGAAAGACGGCATATTTTAATCCCACAAACAGGAAACAAAATGTCAAAGATTTTAATTGGGTCAAACCCCAAAAATCCACAAGTTGTTGGTAGCTACGAAACAGAGGCTACTAACGAAGAAAAAGCAACGCAACTCCCAATGCCATCAGGATACAGAATCCTATGTGCTATTCCAGAAGCAGATAAAGAATACGAAAGTGGTATCGCAAAAGCTGACGTAACCCTGCGTAATGAAGAAGTACTTACCACCGTATTATTCGTTGTTTCATTAGGCCCAGAAGCTTATAAAGACACAAACAAATTCCCTAGTGGTGCATGGTGTAAAGAAGGCGACTTTATCTTAGTACGCCCCAACTCAGGCTCACGCCTGCTTATTCACGGTAGAGAATTCCGTCTTATCAATGATGATTCGGTAGAAGCAGTTGTACTCGACCCACGTGGCATCTCACGCAAATAGGACAAGACTATGGCAGATTTTGAAAGAACAGAATATAAATTCCCCGATGAAATAGACGATAATGACGATAACATCGAGATTGAAATAGAAGACGATACTCCCGAAGAAGACCGTGGTCGGGAACCAATGCCTAAACACATTGTAGATGAGTTAGAAGAAGACGAATTAGACTCCTACGATGCAAAAGCACAACAACGCATTAAACAAATGCGTAAGGTATATCATGACGAGCGCAGGGAGAAAGAAGCGGCTCAACGTGAGCACAGAGAGGCTGTTGCATTAGCGCAACGACTGCTCCAAGAAAACCAACGCGTTAACCAAGTTTTGGGTAATGGTGAAAAAGAGTATATTAATAATATACAGAGTTTAGCTCAGAAAGAGATGCAAGAAGCCAAGCGTGCTTACAAAGACGCATATGAAATTGGTGATGCCGATGGTGTAGTAGAAGCTCAAGAGCAGATGCAGTTGGCCACCTTAAAATTGGCTCAAGCACATAATATGCGTACAGGGGCTTTACAAACACCTGATTATGAGGTACAACAGGCGCAAGAAAGGCTACAACGCCCTGCGGAACCGCAAGTTCCACGGCCTGACGAGAAGGCTTTGGATTGGCAAGAAAGAAATGAGTGGTTTGGTAAAGACAAAGAAATGACCAGCGCAGCTCTTGGACTTCATGCAAAACTTGTAGACGAAGGCGTACCAGTAGGCTCTAAAGAATATTACAACGTATTGGACAAAACAATGCGTAGACGTTTTAACGAGTATTTTGGTGAAACCGAAGATAGAAAGTCGAGTAGGGGCAGACCGTCAAACGTAGTCGCACCCGCTTCGAGAAGTACATCAGCAACAAAGATAAAGTTAACTCAGAGCCAGGTCAACTTAGCAAAGAAATTTGGCTTAACCCCTGAACAATATGCGAAAGCAGCTTTAGCCTTGGAGAACCAAAATGGCAGATAATACAAATGCAAGAACAACTCGTGAACTAGAAACCCGTGCACTTGTGGAGCGTCCTAAGCAGTGGATGCAACCAGAGCTGCTCCCTGAGCCTGACAAAGAGGCTGGGTTTGCATATAGATGGATTCGCGTAGCAACATTAAATAACAGTGACCCAAGCAACTTAGCGTCAAATCTAAGACAAGGCTGGGAACCCGTTACAATGAGCGAACAACCTAAATTTAGACTGTTAGCCGACCCGAATAGTCGTTTTAAAGACAATATCGAAGTAGGCGGATTATTACTTTGCAAGATTCCAGCTGAGTTTATGGAGCAACGTGCACAACACTTTGCTAACATTACAAGCCAGCAAGCAGAAGCTGTAGATAATAATCTAATGCGCCAAAGTGACTCAAGAATGCCTATCTTTAAAGAGAGAAGCTCTAAAGTTACCTTTGGTAAAGGTACTTAATTAATTATTTTAGGAGTTAAAATGGCTTATCCTACAGTACAAGCCCCTTACGGGTTAAAACCTGTAAATCTAATCGGGGGTCAAGTTTTTGCGGGTTCTACTCGTAACATCCCTATTCAATACGGGTACAACACTAATATCGGTTATGGTGACCCTGTTGTAATTGCGTCTGGTACTATTACTAGAGCTACTATTGCTGCAGCAACTACAGGTAAACAAATTACTGGTATTTTCTTGGGTTGTTCATACACTAACCCAACAACTAAACAAAAGTTATTCTCTCAGTATTGGCCTGCAGGTACACTTGCTGGTGATGCAGAAGCTGTTGTTACTGATGACCCAGATACTGTATTTAAAGTAGTTATGTTGTCTGCGGCAGGCGGTACAGTTACTTCAGGTTCACAAGCATTAGTTGGCTTAAATGTTGCTGGTGCAGATGCTGCGGCTAACGTAAATACAGGTAATTCTACTGTGGGTGCTGTTACACCTACTGCAACCCCCTCTACAGGCCTAGCATATCGTATTGTTGACTTAGTACCTGAAACAGCGGTTATTACTTCTGTTCCTAGCACTTCAACAACAACAACAACTATTACTGTCCCTGCATTGACTTCACCGTTAGTTGTGGGTTCGGATGTATCTTTCATTGCACCTAACGGTCAATTAGTACAAACAGGGTCATTTTTAACAGCTAACTATGCTGTTGGGGCAACATCTCTTGTTATGAACGCGGCTTCAGGCGTGACCATTCCTGCTTCTGCAACCTTAGTTATTACTCAGTACCCAGAAGTACTAGTTAAAATTAACTTCGGTATCCATTCATACTACGGCGCTTAAGGAGCAATAAAAAATGGCAATTTCTAGAGCACAGCTATTAAAAGAGTTATTACCGGGCCTTAACGCGTTATTCGGTTTAGAGTACGCACGCTACGGTGAACAACATAAAGAAATTTATGAAATCGAATCTTCTGAGCGTTCATTCGAAGAAGAAACAAAACTTTCAGGTTTTGCTGCAGCGGCAGTTAAATCAGAGGGTTCTGCAATTCAGTATGAAGCCGGTCAAGAAGCTTGGACTGCACGCTATAACCACGAAACAATTGCTCTTGGCTTCTCATTAACTGAAGAAGCTGTAGAAGATAACTTGTATGACTCATTGTCTGCTCGTTATACAAAAGCGTTGGCTCGTGCTATGGCATACACCAAACAAGTAAAAGCGGCGGCTGTTTTAAACAACGGCTTCAACTCTGCTTATACTGGCGGTGACGGTTCAGCATTGTTCTCAGCTTCACACTCATTAGTGTCTGGCGGCACAAACTCAAACATCCCATCAACTCCTGCTGATTTAAACGAAACTTCTTTAGAAGCGGCTGTTATTCAAATTGCACAATGGACTGATGAACGTGGTTTGTTGATTGCTGCTAAACCTAAAAAATTGATTGTTCCCCCTGCACTTCAATTCGTTGCAACTCGTTTGCTCGAAACAGAACAACGTGTAGGCACAACCGATAACGACATCAACGCGTTAAAAAACAACGGCTCTATCCCAGAAGGTTACACTGTTAATAACTTCTTAACAGACACCAATGCGTGGTTCTTAACTACTGATGTACCAAACGGTTTGAAACATTTCGTGCGTCAATCATTGGTAACTTCATCAGATTCCGATTTTGATACAGGCAACATGAGATATAAGGCGAGAGAACGCTACAGCTTCGGCTGGTCGGATCCGCTCGGAATGTACGGTTCATCTGGTTCAAACTAAGTAAAATCAAGCGTTTAGGAAGGGGACTTAGGTCCCCTTTTTTATTATATGTTGAGATATTTGTTCGGATAGTGTATTATACATACTTATTAATTTAGGAGGTGTATATGGCTAAAGGTATCTATAAAATTATCAATGTAGTAAACAATAAATTTTATGTGGGAAGTGCAGTAGATTTAAAACGTAGGCGAATTAGACACTTTTCAGAACTAAGAACGGGTAAACATAACAATAAACATTTACAAGCTGCCTGGGATAAATATGGTGAACCGGCTTTTATATTTGTTGTGTTGGAAGAAGTAGATGACTCTGTAAATATTTTAGAATTAGAAGATGTGTGGTTAAAAAACCATGTAGGGAAAGATTATTGTTATAACATGGGAAAAACTGCTACAGCACCTATGTTAGGGATGACTGGGGAGTTAAGTCCTACGTGGGGATATGTACACACAGTCGAGGCTAAGTTAAAAATAGGTGCGTCTAGTAAGGGTAGAACGCAGTCAGAAGAAGAGAAGGTTAAACGCAGGCAAACAATGGTTGGGCATACTGTATCAGCAGAAACACGAGCAAAAATTAGCGCGTCTTTAATGGGAGATAAAAACTTTAATTATGGTAAGCCTCGAAGTGACGAGTTTAAAGAAAAAGTTAGTAAACGTGTGCAAATGACTAAGGAAAACACTACTACAGAATACGCAAGTATAGTGGAACTTAGAGAAGCTACAGGACTAAAACCAGCTACTGTAAATAGAGCGTTAAAGTCAGGTAAACCCATTAGTAGAGGACCTTTTACAGGATGTGTGATTCAGTACTTAAAATAGTTGCATATTCAACCAATTGGTGTACTATCAGCCTATATCTAGGAACTTAATTATTTGCGCAGATTGACCTAGCAAGCTTTACACAAGACTGCGTATCTTACGTGTATTTGGAGATTAAAATGGGTTTAGCATCACACTTTGGTCCTTGGAGACTTGGAACCGTACCTAACACAACTGGCACAACTGCTGGTACTATCCGTAACATGGGCGCAACTATCGTTGCTCAGAAAGCGGCTATCGCTTACGGCACTACCACAGGAACGGCTTTTGTAATCCCTGCAGGTGCAACAATCACTGGTATTGCTTTATATTCATCAACGGCGTTTACGGGTACTTCCCCTACACTTACTGTGTCTGTTGCGGGTACTGCTGTTACTACCGCAAATGCGTTGACTTCTGGTACTGCATTTAATGGCTCTTTAGCTCTAGCTCAAACTGCTGGTGCAGCATCTCTCTTATCTAACGTAGGAACTACGGATGTGTCAGTAACCTATTCAATTGGCGGTTCTGCATTATCAGCCGGTGTAGGAACTATTGTTGTATCGTACATGGTTAACTTATCAGACGGTACTTATAACCCAACATCGCAAACTGCGTAATTAATATTTAGGGGGTCAGAGTTGAGCGACCTTGACCTTAAATGAGAGCGCCATTTCCGCCCTATCTTTTTAAATAGGAGATTAATTATGAGTATGCAATATGATGTCAAGAGTGCGCACGCGAGTGTTGCTGGTAGTTTATACGGTAGTCGAGTCCGTCTTAAAGGTTTTGTAGTAACCCCAGCAGCTAGTACAGCGGCTACAGTTGCCTTTAGAGATGGTAGCGCAACAGGAACTATTCTATGTGAAATAGACGTACCTTCTAACACAAACCCAATTCCGTTTTATGTATCTATCCCTCAAGAAGGTATTGTATTTCAGACTGGGATTTATATGGCTCTTAGCGCGGCTGTAACCGGCGTGACTATCTTCTACGGGTGAGCCATGATGGACGACCAAATTAAACTTGCTGTTCATGAAAATGAGATTAAACACTTGCAAACTGATATGGATAAGTTGGTTAAAGATATGGAAGAGCTTAAAGCTTCCGTTGCTGAAATAGGTAAAACCCTTTCAGAGGCTAAAGGCGGATGGCACGTTTTAATGGTTATGGGTGGTGTAGGTGCAGCTTTTGGTGGTTTAGTTGGCTGGGCGTTTGAACATTTCTCAGGTAAATAAGATGGCAAAGAAAGCTCCAGTATTAGCAGTAGGTAGAGGTGAGAAACTTCCCGTCTCTAAGGGCGCAGGTCTTACAGCCAAAGGTCGTGCAAAATATAATGCGGCTACGGGCTCTAACTTAAAAGCACCAGCACCTAACCCTAAAACCAAAAAAGATGCAGGGAGACGTAAATCTTTCTGCGCTCGTATGAGTGGTATGCCTGGTCCTATGAAAGACGAGAATGGTAAGCCTACACGCAAAGCAGCCTCTTTAAAACGGTGGAACTGCGGTGCCTAGTACATCACTCAAACAGAAAAAATTTATGGCAGCTGCCTCTCACAACCCTAGCTTTGCAAAGAAAGCGGGTATACCAGTAAGTGTAGCTAAAGAGTTTAATCAAGCCGACAAAGGCAAAAAATTTAAAGAAGGTGGCAACGTGGCTAATCTAAAAAAGTTATTTAAAGGTAAAGAAACCTATAGCGAAGAGCTTAAAGAAGGCAAAGCTATTAAGTCCGGCAAACTTACTCCTCAGCAATATGCTAAAGGTGAAAAGATGGAAGACTCTAAAAAGATGAAAGATGGCGGTAAGTGCATGGCTAAAGGCGGTGTTACTCGTGGTGATGGCTGTGTAACTAAAGGTCATACAAAGGGTAAGATGATGGCTATGGGCGGTTCTTGCTATGCTAAAGGCGGTGTTACTCGTGCAGACGGTGTCGCATCTAAAGGTCACACTAAAGGTACAATGGTCTAGGGGATTGTCATGGCAAAAGTAAAACGCTTCAGAGGCGGCGGTAGTTCAGTAGCAGCTGCAGCACCAGAAGATAAAGAGCCTAGTAGACAGCTTAAATCTAAACCTAGACAGATTACCCGTACTTTAGAAACAGCGGATTCAGGAGGTAAATATCCAGTTAAACCCAGTTCAGTTAAAGCTGATACTGCTGGGGGTAATAATATTATCAAACGCCCTGCATCTGAAGTAATGTCGAAAGCATCTAGAGCAGTAGAAGGTGAATTATCAGGTTCACTACCTAGAGCAGCCTCAGCGGGCGGAGCATCTGGCAATGTATACGAAGGTACAGCATCAAGAATAGCTAAGTATGTACCAAAAGTAGGTGCAGCATCTCGTATTCTTAGCGGAGCGGGTATGGCTTTATACCCTTCTGAATTAGGCGATTCGTCTTTATCTAAAAGCGCATCTGAGCAAGCTGTTAAAAAAGGTGCATTTAAACAAGATTATTCTGATAAAGACTCTTATACTCCTACAAGTGCACGAGATAGAGCTGCTGACTTAATGGGGCAACCTAAAGCAAAACCAGCAGCACCTGATGTAGAAATTAAAGCAGTTGAATCTAAAGCACCAGCAGCAAGTAAACCTGCTTTGAAGTCAGGTACTAGTAAACCTAAAGGCCCTACTGAAGGTGACCGTGCTAGAGCAGCCTTAAAAGAGTTTAAAGCTTGGAATGACTCTCGTGCACCGTTAGATTCAGATGCTACTAAAGCAGAAGATATGAACACGCAAGGTAAGATTGAAGCTACGGAAAATATGAAAAAAGGCGGCATGACTAAACGTCCACCTAAACCTGCTAAGAAAGTACCGGCTAGAAAGTTTGCATCGGGCGGTAGTACATCACGGTCATCGGCTTCTAGTCGTGGTGATGGTTGTGCAACTAAAGGTCATACAAAGGGTAAATACCTATGAGACCTAGCAGAGGTATGGGGGCAGTTAACCCTAAAAAACTCCCTGGACGAAAAGGTAAAAAATAATGACGACATCGGGTACAGCAAACTTTAACCTTGATTTAGGTGACCTCGTAGAGGAGGCGTTTGAGCGCTGCGGACAAGAGCTTCGCAGCGGTTACGATATGCGCACAGCTAGACGTTCTCTAAACTTACTCTTAGTAGAGTTTGCAAACAGGGGTATTAATTTATGGACAATTGAACAGTGTGCTGTACCCATTTCGCTTATACCGGGTCAAATTGCTTATGACCTACCTATAGACACTGTTGATTTACTTGACCATGTAGTACGTACAGGCACAGGGCAAAACCAAGTAGATATTAATATTTCTCGTATCTCTGAATCGACTTACTCTACAATCCCTAATAAGAATGCACGGGGCAGACCGATTCAAGTATGGATTAACCGCCGCACAGGAGCAACTTACCCTGACGGTGCAACTACAGTTACTAAAGCTCCACAGATTAATATATGGCCTACACCAGACCAAGGCACAGCCGAAGCACCTTATTATTACTTTGTCTACTGGCGACTACGCAGGATGCAAGATGCTGGAAATGCAGTAAACACACAAGATATCCCGTTCCGTTTATTGAATGCGATGGTAGCAGGATTAGCTTTTTATCTTAGTATGAAGCTTGCTGGCGTAGACCCTAACCGTATTCAAATGCTTAAAGCAGACTACGAACAGCAGTTAGACTTAGCGCTTTCAGAAGATAGAGAAAAGGCAAGTAATCGCTTTGTTCCACGGATTATGCACGTTTAGTCATGTCAGTTAAATACTCATCTGGTAAATGGGCCCACGGATTTTGCGATCGTTGCTCGCAAAGATTTCAGTTGAAAGACCTTAAGAAACTGACGATTAAAACCAAAGTGACAAACATACTTGTCTGTAAGAGTTGTTGGGATTTTGATCACCCGCAACTGCTGATAGGGATGTTCCCAGTTTATGATCCTCAGGCTTTGCGTAATCCGCGCCCTGATACAAGCTATTATCAAGCGGGCTTAAATGGGTTACAATTGACCTTAACGGATAACGGTGTACCAACAGACGGAAGTCGTATTTTCCAATGGGGTTGGGCACCAGTTGGTGGCTCTTCACAGTTTGATGCAGCCCTTACACCTAATTACCTTGTTGCCAAAACTTTTGTTGGCACTGTTACCATCACAACATAGAGAACGATTATGTCAGGCAAAATTAAAACAGAACCAACCCCTAAAGTAGCTGGATACCCACAAACAGGCATTAAAACGTCTGGTGTTAAAACTCGTGGTAATGGCGCTGCTACTAAGGGTAAAACAGCTCGCGGACCGATGGCATAAGCTATGACTTACGGTGGTGTGATATATAAAATATACAACAACATAACTGGTGAGTGTTATGTTGGTCAAACACGCCAAAAAATAAACAAAAGGTATTCTAACCATGTAGTAAAGTTAAATAACAATAGTCATCATTCTAAAAAACTTCAAACGGCATGGAATACTTATGGGAATTCCGCGTTTAGTTTTTCTGAATTAGTGTACGTTTTACACGCTGATTATTTAAATGACTTAGAAAAGCTAGTTATTAGTGAGTATAATACCACATACAATATGACGGCTGGTGGAGCAGGGGTTAGTAATAGAAATGTTACTCCTGATGAACGTAAGAACATATCAGCTAGACTAAAAGCTAAATGGGGTGATTCAGTTTGGAGAGCCAAACATATTGAGATATTAAAAAAATCTCATAAGACTGATGCGTGTATTTTGTATATGAAATCTATCCAAGCACTAGGTAATAAAAAAAGGTGGGAGGGTCATATTAAAAAAGTAAGACCTCCATGCGATAAATCAGCATTGATAGCGGCACAATGGCAGGACACTGAGATAAGAGCGCGGCGTATAGCAGGGCTTAAAAAAGCAGCAAGTACTCCAGAAGCTATTGCTAAACGTAGAAAAGCATCGACTGGGCGGGTTATGAGTAAAGAAAGCATAACTAAAACAGCGCAGTCAAAGTGGAAACCCGTATTATGCGATGAGCTACATATATCGTTTTTATGTCAAAAATACGCCGCTGAGTATTTTAATGTCAAACATAACACAATAGGCGAAGCAATGAAGCATAATCGAAAATTGTTAAAGTCTTATAGTTTATCTAGGATTGCAATATGACATATTTAGAACTTTGTACTGCAATTTCCGATTACGTTGAGAACACGTTCTCAACCGCGCAGCTAAATACTTTTATAGAACAGTCTGAGCAACGTATCTACAACAGCATACAGCTTCCAGACCTGCGTAAAAACGTCACGGGTATAGTTACCCTACACAATAAGTACTTACAATGCCCGAATGATTTTTTATCGGCTTACTCTATTGCGGTTATTGACCCTACATCTGGTGAGTATACATACCTTTTAAACAAAGACGTTAGCTTCATCCGCGAAGCTTACCCAAGTCCAACAAGTTATGGGACGCCTAAGTATTATGCTATCTTTGGACCGCAGTCTAATGATATAAACGAATTGACGTTTATCTTAGGGCCTACACCTGATGTGCAGTATGAAACAGAGCTTCACTACTTCTACTACCCGCCTTCTATTACAAGTGGAGAGTCTGGTGGTAATACATGGTTAGGTGAAAACTTTGACTCTGCGTTGCTGTATGGCTCTATATTAGAAGCGTACACGTTCCTTAAAGGGGACGTCGAGATTATGACAACTTATCGTCAACGCTACGAAGAAGCTATGAACTTACTCAATACATTAGCTACGGGCAAAGACAGAGGCGATGCGTACCGTAACGGTCAAGCAAGGATACCTGTTAGATGATAGTACAAGGCCAAACAACTAGCTTTAAAGAAGAGCTTTATAAAGGCGTGCATAATTTCACTACGGATACGTTTAAAATTGCTTTGTACACAGCTAACGCTACGCTGAATCAAGATACTATTGCGTATACTGCTACAGGTGAGATTTCAGGTGCGGGTTATACGGCTACAGGACAAACGCTTTTAAACCCTGTAGTTAGTTCAGCAAGTGGTGTTGCGTATATTAGCTTTGATAATATCTCGTGGACTTCAGCAAGTTTCACAGTACGTGGCGCGTTGATATATAATAGCTCTAAAGCTAATCGCTCTGTTGCTGTACTGGATTTTGGTAGCGATAAGGTAACAAATTCAACTTTTACAATAACTTTTCCAGCGAACACAAGCACTTCAGCTATTATTCGCTCATCCAACTAGGGGCATACAATGCAATCAGAAAAAATTAATCCTGTTGACGTTAGCGGCGCTGAGATTGCTCGCGCTGGTGATATGCAGGAACAAATCAAAGTTAAAGGTCACTACGATGTTGTCTGCGTAGGTTCAGATGGTGCTACTAAATGGGTAGACGCAATTGAAAACTTAGTGGTAACTGTAGGTAAAAATGACTTATTAACGCAGTATTTTAAAGGTACATCTTGGACTGCTGCTTGGTATATGGGTCTTGTTGATGGTGCATCAGCACCTACTTATGCAGCGGCAGATACACTAGCTTCTCACGCTGGCTGGACTGAAAGCACAGCTTATTCTGGTACTAATCGTATTACTGTTGGGTGGGGGACAGCGTCTGCTGGTTCACTTTCATCTACTTCAACAACTTTTAGTATTAATGGTACAGCCACTATTGCCGGCGCTTTAATGTGTCAAACGCAAACACGCGCTACCACAACAGGTGTACTTTACTCAGCAGGGAGTTTTACTGGCGGTAACCGTAGTGTTGTTTCTGGTGACTCGTTGCTTGTCACATTCACCGCATCAGTTTAGGAGAGTATCATGGCTGCAAGTTTTAAAGTAGGTCAAGAAGTTAAAGTAGTAAGCCCTGTGCCACAAGGTGTTGTTAGCGCACTTAGTGTTAACCAAGAAGGTGACATTCAGTATTTAGTAGCTTGGACTGACGTAAATAACGCATCACAAGAACGCTGGTTCTCAGAAGACGATTTAGTCGAGGTATAGTATGGCTTTAGTAATAGCTGATAGAGTTAGAGAGACAACCACCACAACTGGTACAGGAGCTGTTACATTAGCAGGTGCGGTTACGGGCTGCCAAGCTTTCTCATCAGTTATTGGTAATGGTAATACAACATACTATACAATCGCCGACCAAGGCGGCCCTAACTGGGAAGTAGGGCTTGGTACTTATACATCAGCGGGAAATACTCTAGCGCGAACAACGGTGTATTCATCTAGTAACTCAGGTAGTTTAGTTTCGTTCACTGCTGGAGCTAAAGATGTGTTTGTGACGCTTCCATCACAAGTGACGGTACCGATTGCAAGTCCTACATTTACAGGGACAACCACCATTGCAACAGTTAGTGCAATGACACTAGGCGGTGATTTAACGGGCGGTGATTATTTACTGACTCGGACAATGTATAAGGATACTGGTTGGGTTTACTACAACAGTAGTACCACAGCGGCTTTAAATTTTACTAACGGCTCTCAGCAACGCTGGGCACCAACGGCTTCAAGCAGTCCTACATTAACGATTACAAACTGGCCGCCATCGGGTAACTTAGGTGAGCTTTTAATTGAAGGTATTAATCTAGGCGCGGCTGGTACAATCACATGGCCAACTATTAACTGGATTACCTCTACGGGTGCAACGACAACGACATTTTCTTCTAACGGTGTGACACTGCAAACATCCGGCACAGACTGGTGCTTACTTTGGACTCGCGATGCGGGAACAACCATTTATGGGAAGTTTGTGCGATGAGTATGCTATCGAGGTTTGCAACACTTGGTGGGTTACCTGGCGACCCTTACTGGACTAGCGTGTCTTATTTACTTGTTGGTAATGGCGCAAATGGAACAACTACTAATATTAAAGATTCGTCTAGTAATAATTATACAACGACAGTATTTGGAAACACCGTTATTAGTACAGCAATCTCCCCTCCAGCCATAACTAATTCTGGTAGCGGGACTGTTTATTTTGATGGAAATGGGGATTATTTGAGTTTGCCGTCAAGTTCAATTCTTCCATCAGGCACGGGAGATTTTACCATTGAACTATGGCTATACTTTACAAATTCTGCGGGAAGGCAGGCAATTATGAGTGGTACAGCAGCGAATAGTATATTCCTAACTAAAGGTTCTGATTATTCTGGAGATGATAATATTTCTGTTGGATTTACTGCAGTGACCTCAAACGAACGATTTCCTGTAACTTTTTTAAATAATACGTGGTATAACTTAGTTGCTCAACGTGCATCTGGTGTAATTTCTTTCTATTTAAATGGTGTTAAGCAAACAGTATTTGGGTCTGGAGTAGGTGCAGCAAATTTAGTATCTAGTTCAAGTGTTATAGGTTATTCAGCTTTTGCAGCAACACCGGCTTTTCTAAACGGTTACGTTTACGACCTTCGCATCACAAAAGGGGTTGCAAGATATTCAGGTTCAACCATGACAGTCCCGACATCTGCATTTCCGACTTACTAGGATAAAAACATGAAAATAGCCATAATTGAAAATAACCAAATCTTATCTCATGGTGAGCATACAGAAGTGTTCCCTAACGTATCGTTTCCACCAGAAGGTCTTGATTTAATGTGGGCGCAAGAGCGCAATGCTTATCAGGTACAATCTGACAAAGCACATTCACAAACAGAAAAGCTAACCTTTGTTGAGCCGTATATTGAGAATGGTGTAGTGTTTGACGTGATTGTTGAAGCTAAAACACAAGATGAGTTAGATGCTGAAAAAACACAAAAAGCCAATGAAGTGCGTGCCAAACGCAATATGCTACTCACACAATCAGATTGGACACAATTAGCTGATGCGCCTGTTGATAATTTAGCGTGGGCGGTGTATAGACAATCACTGCGGGACATTACCTTGCAAGCAGGGTTTCCTTTTACTGTAGACTTTCCAGTAGCACCGTAAGCTTATGTTTGGGCTATTAGCTTTTGCAGAGTACCCGTTTGCACAGCTACCCAATAGCGGCCCGATTACTATTGTTGCGAGCGTTACAGAAACGCTTAGTGCAACTGACTCCTACATTGGCTTAGATAATCACGGGTATATAACAGAGTCACTTACGACTTCAGATAGTTATTCTGGTGGTATTAATTACGTTGTTTCAGTATCTGAAACAGTTACTGCATCTGATGTTTATCAGACTCCATTTGATGAAGTAGCTACGTTATTTGGCTTCACTGCTTTTGCACAGGCACCAATTGCTGGACTTACTATTGTCCCAAGCACCTTTAAAGTAGTTGACCTTCTTGAATCGATTACTGCAACTGATAGCTTTGATGTACTAATTGAGTATGGTGCTGTCGTTTCTGAATCAGTAACAGCGGATGATTCTTATGCTGGTTCTACACCTATTAACCGAGTGGATGTAGCTGAGACGGTTACCGCATCTTCTACTGTTGACGGTATATCGGGTAATATTGGAAGTATTGAAGAAACAATAACAACAGATGATGTCTTTGCTTCTATAGGTACATCACGCGCAGACCAACCAGAAAACTTAACAGCAACCGATAGTAGTGTAGGTGCATTAGCGCAATCAGCCCCAGTTGTAGAAACAGCAACACCTACAGATGAATTTACTAATACGTTTAATCGAACTGGGCTAATTACAGAATCTGCGCCTGTTACAGTCGTAGTTAGCTCAATTAGTGGCACTCAGCTAACGCTTACAGAAAGCGTGACAGCAACAGATACGTTCGATAATGGTACGCCCTTTGATGTAAATGTTGTTGAATATGGTACGCTTGATGATGTGTATGCGTTCTCGTCTAATACATATTTAGATATTACTGAAACAGCAACAGCTTCTGACGTTTATACAATAGGCACAGTACCTATTATGGGTTATGTAGTTGAGTCTCTAACTTCAACCGATGCAAACAGTGCAGCGGGCAGTACCTATAATGTGACGTTCTCTGAGAGTGTTACGTCTACTGATTTATATGCCGCATCAGGTTCAACATATTATGTGGCGGTGTCAGACACCGTAATTGCAACAGATGGGTATCTGGTAAATCTATCTTATATTGCCGCATACCAAGAAGCGTTAACAGCAAATGCAGATGTTACTGGAGATGTCACAAAACCTGTAGCGCTTACAGAGACCATTACTTTATCGGATAGCTATGCGGTAGCAGCTTATTTATATGCTTACTTAGATGCACCACTAGTAGGTATCGATGGGTATAGTGCAGCGGGTAGTACGTATAATGTATCTTTATTAGCGCAAGGTGTTGCAGAGGACACTTATTTCCCAAATGGTACATCTAATGTATTTATTACTGAGACGCTCATAGCAACTGAAGGTACCTTTGTAGGTCGCCTGCTTTGGGAACAAATTGACGATACACAAACCGCAAATTGGGGTAATATATCTACCATACAAACTGCTAACTGGGGCACTATAGATACAACCCAAACCCCTAACTGGGGTTCAATTAACACAACAGGTTAAAAACATGACAACAGCTTATACCACGCTCTTAGGTTTAGCCCTTCCAGTTCAAGGTGAGCTTACTGGTACTTGGGGTACTGAAGTAAATAATAGTATTACACAGCTTCTTGACGATGCGATTGCAGGAACAGCAACAGCTAGTGTAACTTCAGGTGATTGGACTTTAACAGATACGGGTTCTGGCGTACCTAATCAGGCTCGCTGTGCAATTCTCATTGCTACAGGAACACCGGGCGTATCACGTAATATTATCGCTCCAGCTAGAAGTAAAGGCTATTTTGTTGTTAACCAATCCGATGCAGCGGTAGTGCTTAAAGGTACGTCTACTACGGGTATTAGTGTTCCTACTAATAAAAGTGCATTGGTTGTTTGGAACGGTTCTGACTTCGTAACGGCTGTATCTCCATCCTCTAACGGGACAGTAACGACAGTATCAGTTGCTAGTGCTAACGGATTTACAGGCTCAGTATCAAACCCCACATCAACACCTGCTATAACGCTGGCGACCAGTATTTCTGGTGTTCTTAAAGGGAATGGAACGGCTATTTCAGCGGCGACTTCTGGTACAGATTACAGCGCAGGGACTTCTGCATTAGCTACGGGTATTTTAAAAAGCACAACATCAACAGGCGCGTTGACTATTGCAGTAGCTGGTGACTTTCCAACACTTAATCAAAGTACGACAGGTAATGCGTTAACAGCGACAACAGCTACCAACTTAGCAGGGGGCGGAGCAGGGCAACTACCCTATCAAACAGCTTCAGGTACAACAGCAATGCTTGCTGCTGGTACAGCTACTTACGTGTTAACATCTAACGGTACTTCAGCACCTAGTTGGCAGCCACCATCCACTTCTGGCGGTACAGTCACTTCAGTTGCGGCTTTAACATTAGGTACTACTGGTACAGACGTTTCATCATCAGTATTAAACCCCTCAACAACCCCTGTTATTACGTTAAATATTCCAACAGCAAGCGCATCAACTAGAGGTGCATTATCTTCTAGTGATTGGTCTACGTTTAACGGTAAATACTCAACAGGCGGTGCGCTTGGAACACCTTCTAGCGGTACGCTGTCATCTTGTACGGTTGATGGAACAAATGGTGTTGGGTATAAAAATATCCCTCAAACAGGCTCAGATAAAACAACTGCATATACTTTAGTTACTGGAGATGTGGGTAAATATGTGGGTGTTGGAACAAGCGGCTCTATTGTCGTGCCAACTTCTACGTTTGCAAATGGTGATGCCATCTCTGTCTATAACAACACAACAGGTAATATTACTATTACGACTAGCGCACCTACAGCCTATATTGCAGGGGCAAATACAGTTAAAACGTCTATTACTTTAGCTACTCGCGGTATTGCTACGATTCTATTTGTTAGTGCAACAGTTTGCGTTGTGTCGGGTAATGTGTCATGACGGGTATTATGCAGGTTATGCTTGGTGGGAGTTTTGGTCCTCCACCTCCCCCGACAACAATAGGTCAATCTTACGGAGGCGGTTTTTATGCTGGGAAAATTGCGGTAGGTGGCGGAGGTGTTGCTACACATTACTTAATTGTTGCACCTAAAGCATCGGGCGAAAACTCAAGTATAACATGGGGCGTTTCTGGAACGACAACGGGAATAACGTCTGTCATTAATGGACCAACAAACTCTGCGTCATTAGCTGCGCTCGGCGCATCATATCAAGCAGCTACATTCTGTGAAGGCTTATCGATTGGTGGTTATAGCGATTGGTATTTACCCGCCAAAAACGAATTAGAAGTGCTGTATTATTTCTTAAAACCGACTACTGACGCTAACAATACTTCATCGGGTTCAAACGCAAATGCCGTATCACCAGAGCCTATAAGCACAAATTACACTAGTGGCTCACCCGCTCAAACAAGCGCGGGTATTGGCTTTAGATCTGGGGAAACAAATGCGTTTGCCTCTGGCATCTATTGGTCTTCGACTGAGCTCGATGCTAGCGGCGCATGGATACAGTCCTTCTCCAATGGAGATCAGAACAGCTACGGCTTTAAGTTCAGTAGTGACTATGTCAGAGCTGTTCGGAGAATCGCTATATAAACAGCATTAAATAATAAAATAGGAAGCCTTTATGTATATTCAAATAACAAACATCGATGCAAACACTGGTATTCTTTGTACGGAAGAGCCGATGCGCACAGGACCAGCAACCCCAAACGTAAAAGGTTTTCAGTTTATCTTTCAAAACGAATCTGATTTTCCTATTGCATCAAATCCTGACGGCTCACTCAGCACAGCGCCACTGCTTTACGGGACGTGCGATGATGATGCAGATACAAGCCTTGTTGGCGTTTTAAAAGTGTTGTCACAAGTAGAGTTTGATGCGGATAAACAGGCAGAGCATCAAGCTAGAAAGCCATACCCTTCATGGGTTGGTGATATTGATACTATGTCATGGCAACCGCCTGTAACGTATCCACAAGACGGTAAGTATTATTATTGGGATGAATCAACAATTAACTGGGTGGAGATAACACAATGAACAAAATCCTTAAAGCGTGGAACTACTTAATGGCTCGACTAAAAGAGCCTTCTACCTACGCGAGTGTGGCAGCACTCGCAACGATGGCGGGTGTGAATATTGATGCAACGCCTGTTGTGCATGACAGCTTAACTGCCGCTAGTGTCGTGTTTGGTATGATTGGGTTGTTTGCATCAGAAGGTAAATAATATGAGCACCTATTTTAAACCGGAAGAATTTGAGTGTCACTGCGGGTGTGGTGAAAAAGACGTTAACCCTAAGCTAGTAGAGCTACTTAACCGCATCCGTGAGTCGTTTGGTAAACCAATTACCATTATGAGCGGTAGAAGATGTGAAGCACACAACACAAAAGTGGGCGGCGCAAAGCATAGCCAACACGTTCTTGGCAACGCAGCCGATATTAAAGTAAAAGACGTACCGCCAAAAGAAGTGCAAGAATACCTCATGAAGCATTATGACGATGACTGTAAAGGGTTAGGGCGCTATAAATCATTTACCCATATTGATGTTCGTGATGGTAAAATCGCACGTTGGAACGGATAAACAGGATTAAATTATGCCATCAATCGGTCTTAAAAAACTTGTATTTAAGTCGGGAGTTAACCGAGAGAATACCCGCTATTACACAGAAGGCGGATGGTATGATTGCGACAAGGTTCGTTTTCGTCAAGGCTCTCCACAGAAAATAGGCGGTTGGAATAAGATATCATCCTCTACTTACTTAGGGGTATGCCGTTCGCTATGGGCATGGGAAACACTAGGACAAGTGACGCTTATAGGAGTTGGAACTAATTCCAAATTTTATATCTCTCGTGGCGGTAGCTACTACGACATCACGCCTATACGTACAGCAAATACCTTATCTAACCCTTTTACTGCCTCTACCGGCTCGGCGATTATTACCGTAACTCATGCAGGGCATGGTTGTGCTAACGGAGATTATGTTACCTATAACGGAGCAACAGGACTTGGCGGGACTATTACAGCCTCTCTGCTTAACCGCGAGTATCAAATCACCTACGTGTCTGCTAACTCTTATACAATTAATGTAGGGTACGCGGCGAACAGTTCAGATACTGGGCATGGTGGTACAGTCCGTGCTGTTTATCAGATGTCAGTAGGTCCAGCTTATCAAACGCCTACTAGTGGTTGGGGTGCAGGGGCTTGGGGTAGCGGTTCTTGGGGTAGCGGTCAGTCTTCGTCTGACTCACTTCGTTTATGGTCACAGAGTAACTACGGTCAAGATTTAGTCTTCGGTCCTCGCACGGGTGCGATGTATTACTACTATGCAGATAGAGGTCTTGTAAGCACTACCGCTACTATTACAATAGCATCGCCCGCTGTAATCACAGCTACTAACCTCTACGCTGAAGGCGCACCGATAGTCTTTGAAACGTCAGGCGCACTACCTACAGGACTTACTACAGGTACAACTTACTATGTACGCAATTATGTCGCTGGTATATTTAATGTATCTGCTACACCCTCTGGAGCTTTAATTAATACGTCAGGGTCACAGTCAGGCACACAGTATATTTCCAACCGTGCGGTCAATTTAGCTACTATTAATGGTGCATTAGATGTTCCAACTATTCAGAATTACATCACAGTATCAGATACTTTCCGTTTTGTATTTGTTTTTGGCTGTAATGACTACGGTGTATCTACTCAAAACCCACTGTTAGTACGTTGGTCTGACCAAGAGAACGCCGCTGACTGGACACCATCTACTACTAACCAAGCAGGTTCATTAACACTAACTCGTGGCTCTCAGATTATTACTGCGCTTCAAACACGTCAAGAAATTCTAGTTTGGACAGATTCTACGCTATACTCTATGCAGTACTTAGGCTACCCGCTGGTTTGGAATGCCCAGCTTATGGGTGACAATATCTCTATTGTAGGTCAGAATGCAGCTGCTCTGGCTTCGGGTGTTGTGTACTGGATGGGGCGAGATAAATTTTATAAATACGATGGTCGTGTGCAAACACAGAACTGTGACCTGCGAGAATATATATTCAATGATTTTAATGCGCAACAATCAGAACAAGTCTTTGCCAGCACTAATGAAGGGTTTAACGAAGTCTGGTGGTTCTACTGCTCTACTGATAGTACGGTGGTGGACAAATACGCAATCTATAATTACGCTGAAGATATATGGTATTACGGCACAATGGGTCGCACCGCTTGGCTTGACTCTGGGATTTTAGATTATCCTCTTGCAGCTACTTACTCAAATAACTTAGTTAACCATGAAAATGGTTTAGACGATAATGAGACTTCAGTATCTACTGCTATTCATGCTTATATTACAAGCTCTGAGTTTGACATTGATGACGGTCACAACTTTGTATTTATTCGCAGGATTTTACCGGATTTAACTTTTAGAGGTTCTACTACAGAAAGTCCAGCAGCGACACTGACTATTTACCCTTTAATTAACGCAGGTAGTGGATATACAAATCCAGCTTCTGTTGGCGGTAGTGATAATGCAGTGATTACAAGAACAGCTGTTGTACCTATTGAAGCGTTTACTGGGCAAGTGTTTATTCGAGTACGTGGTAGACAGTTTGCATTTAAGATGGAAAGTAATCAGTTAGGTAATACATGGCAGATGGGTGCCATGAGGCTCGATTTCAAACTGGATGGTCAGAAATCATGAGTAATACAGTCCAAACTCCTAAAGCACCAAGTTTACCTTTTGCTGAGGTGCAATATAGCCGTAACTACCTTGACCAATTAAACAACGTACTGCGTCTATACTTCAATCAACTCGATAATACGTTCCAATCCCTGCTGAGTATTGCAGGGGGAGCTGCTTTTAAATTTCCTGTTGGTAGTTTTTATTTGACTACGCAGCAGACGATACCTGTTATAAATACAGCTTACGCCATACCGTTTAACAATACAGCCGTATCAAACCAAGTTGCTATTGGAACATCGGCATCTCACATAGTAGTAAGCGTGGATGGGTATTATAACTTTCAGTTCTCGGCGCAGTTGGCTAAGACGGCTGGTAGTACGATGGCTGCGTGGGTATGGCCTAGAGTAAATGGGGTAGATATTCCTGATTCTAATACTAAGCTTCAGCTAACGGGGTCTAGTAGCTCTGAGATGGTAGCTGCATGGAATTTTGTGCTTCCAATGAACGCTGGAGATTATTTTGAGCTTTACTGGGCATCTGACCATGTGGGCGTTATAATAAAAGCAGAAGCAGCTAATTCATTCTCCCCTGCAATACCTCCTGTCATCCTTACCGCTACGTTTGTTTCAGCACTATACTCATGATATTATTAGCTAAACTTTGGAGGTATCGTGAGCGATTTAGCAACCCTTGGCAATATGCCAAAAATCTTAGAATTAGAAGCCCTTATGAAGGCTATGCCACAGGTAGAGTCTCCCGCACAGCATTATCATCTGAGCGGTGTTTATTGTCGGGCTCTTTTTATACCTAAAGGTTGTTTACTTACAGGTAAGATTCACAATCACGAAAGCATTGGTATTCTAGCTCAGGGTACACTTCGCATCACAAACGGTGAAACGTCTACAGTCGTTACCGCACCTTACATCACAGTCGATAAGCCAGGTATTAAACGCCTAGGCTACGCTGAAACAGATTGCACATTTATTACAGTTCATCGAACTGACCTTGATAGCGTTGAGGCTATCGAAGACGAACTCGTATCTGATACTTTTGAAGATTACGAGCTAAAAACACAACAGTTAATTGGGGAAGGTTTATGAGTTTTATTGCAAGTATGGTTGCCGCTTCAGCAGCTAGTGCTGGGCTTGTTACTGCTGGTGGTATTGGCGCTGCTGCTTTAGGTGCCGCTGCTACGGGTGCTGCTGGTGCTGGTATTGGTGCGGGTGTTTCTGCCCTTACTGGCGGAGATGTTGGTGAAGGCGCTTTGATGGGAGGCATCGGTGGGTTAGGTGCTGGAGCGGGCGCAGCTTTAAGTGGTGCAACTATGGGAGCAAGTGCTATAGGAGCACAAGGAGCGGCAGCAACACCCTTCGCGGCAGCGGCACCAGTAGCTTCAACAACCGCAGCAACGGCAGCTCCAACAGCTTCAGCAACGGCAGCACCTGTAGTAGAGAATGCGGGATTACAATCTTCTGGTGTAGTTACTCAAGGTTTAGGTGCTAATACTGCTCCTATTACTGGAGAAGTAACATCGGGTTCTTTAACTGCACCAGGTACAATAAATTCAGTAGTAGCTCCAGCAACAAACCCAGCGTTAACTTCAGCCGCAAATCCAGCACCAGTAGTACAAGGTCCAGTGCAAGCAAGTCAAGGCGCATTAGACCCTACTACCTTCGCTGCAAAAAATGTAGCAGCTAACGAGGCAAATGCATCGTGGGGTTCACAGCTTTTAAGTAAAGCAGGCATAGCGGATGCAGGGCAAACAGGAAATGCAATAGGTGGTAAAGCTCTTGAGAATGCAGTATATGGTGCAGGTATTAACGGTCTACTTGCTGGTGCTCAAGGTAAAGACGTTGGTAGAGGTATGTTAACGGGCGCTGTATCTGGTGGTGTAGGTGGCGCAGCTGCTGGTGGTTTAGGTCAGATGGGTGGTAGTATTGGTCAGTTTGCTGCAAATAACCCAGGCTTAACTTCCGCAGTAATTGGTGGTGCAACTAACATGGCTTTAGATAATGCACTAACCTCTAACCCTTCACCTCCAGAACAAAAAGGTATTCGTAGCCTCTATAAGTGGGACAACAATGCGTATCAACCTTATAGAACGATGGCTGCTGGGGGTGTAACTGATTTAGATAACTACGACCAAGCACCACAGACGCAAAACCCCGGAACACTAGATATCCCTAACCGTAACGAAGTGGCAAACAACCAAGGTTATATGGGCGACTCTGTGCAACTGATGGCACATGGTGGTGTCTCTGATTTAGGAGGGTATTCTGATGGCGGACGACTGCTCAAAGGTCCTGGTACGGGGGTTAGTGATGATATACCCGCAACCATTGAAGGAAAACAGCCAGCAAGATTGGCGGCAAATGAATTTGTGGTGCCCGCAAGAATTGTATCTGAAATTGGTAACGGGTCTACTGATGCAGGTGCTAAAGCCCTATATGCTATGATGGATAGAGTGCAGAAAGATAGAAAAAAATCTATGGGTAAAGGTAAGTTTGCGGTTGATTCAAAAGCGTCTAGACATTTGGATGCGTTATGAAACTATTAAACCTTCAAGTAATCCCAGCCACGGAAAATCTCCGCAAGGCTAACAAACACTTACCAGCATAGGAGATAGAGATGGCGACACCAAAAATTACAACAGGGTATACACAACCCGGTACAAAACTGATTGTTAAACCTGATATAGCTAAGTACACAGATAAAAATGGTAAGGTTTCAGCTAAGTATCAAACAGATTTAACTAACTTCTATGCAAAAAGTACAGACCCTGAAGCGGTAAAGTATCGTACTGATGAGCTAACTAAAAAGTATGGAAGTCTAAAAGATGCGGACGGTAAAACGATATTCACGCCTACTTACATTAAAGCCCTTGCAGAGGGTATAGAACCTCCTGCGTCACTAGACAAAGCCGTTACTGATTGGGCTACGGCAAAAATGAAAGAAGCTACTAACTACGACTGGAATAACTTTTCTGGTGGTATAGGTTCAGTTGCTGCACAAAATCTATTAAGGTCCTTTGTTAAAGACCCTTCTCAAGTAGACACAGCACTTACCTTTAAATCATCTGGAGCGGACGTCACGCCTGAACAAAAGCAAGCTAATGCCGCAAACCTTGAAGCAAAAGTAGCTAAAGCTGAAAAAGATACGGCCACATTAGAAAACTATGACCCTAATGCAGGGGCATGGAACCCCTCTAAGAATACTCAAGCTACTCCTTATGGGGATGTGCTAAGTGGACTTATATCGGGGTATAAAAACCCTTATGCGTCAGATTATGTAAATCCTTTAGCCGCAGTAGAAAAACCTAACCTTACAAACATACAAACCCTCTTTAACAAAAACGCTATCCCACAAGACTTAGTGAGTTTGTTTAATTCTGCGGGTACTAACTATGCAGGGGGTACTCGTGCTAACCCTCTAGTAAGACCTACCTTACCAAATAATGGGCTTGTAAAATTAACTCAGCCTAGTGCAACTGAATCAGCTGAACAATTAGCTAAACCAGGTGCGCCTGATACAACGAACACAACACTTCCTGTAGTTACTGATAAACCCCCTGTAGTTACGGATAAACCTCCTGTAGTTACGGATAAACCCCCTGTAGTTACTGATAAACCTCCTGTAGTTACGGATAAACCCCCTGTAGTTACGGATAAACCTCCTGTAGTTACGGATAAACCCCCTGTAGTTACGGATAAACCTCCTGTAGTTACTGATAAACCTCCTGTATTTACGTCAGAACAAGGAACCTCTTTTTTAGAAGGGGCCGCAACTAATATGGGTTATCAAGGTGACTTGACAGATATAGCAGCTATGCAGAGTTATATAACCCCTGCTAATCAAGCGGCCAGACTAGCAGCAGAAAAGGCAGCTGCTGAGAAAAAAGTACTTGCAGATAAAGCGGCAGCAGAACAGGCAGGGCTAGTCGCATTAGCCAATCAACAAGCAGCAGATAAAGCAGCAAAAGAGAAAGCATCGGTGGTGCCATCTGTAAGTGCAGATTCTAATTTTACATCTATTAACCCTAATACGTATGGACCTCAACAAGTAACGCTTGACCCTAATACTGTAGCTTTATCTAACTCCCCATCGGTAATTGCGGCTAATCGAGCAACGGCGGCAAATCAAGCAACGGTTGTTCCTTATTCAACATCAGTAGTACCGTCTGTAAGCGCCGGAAATAATTTTACAGGGATGTCTAACAATATAGGACCTCAACAAGTAACGCTTAACCCTAATACTGTTGTGGATTCACCTAGTGGTATAAATGCTTTATCTGCACAAACAGTAGCTCTTCCACCGAGTGGACCTCAGCCTATTAACCCAAGTAACGGCGGACCTTCATCAGCTACTGTTGGACCTATCACCGCTGCTCAAAGAGACTTAGGGCCTTTAAATATATCTAACTTAGGTGCGGTAATTGGCCCTCAAGCTATGAACTCCAATGCAGGGGGCGTTGCGTCTTTAGTTGGCCCACAAGTTACAGTACAGCCTCAAACACAACCAGCCGTAACACAGCAACCTGCACCTATACTTACTACTGGGATAGTTAATGGGGTAGGAACAAACCCCGCACTCCGAGCTAAGGTATTAGCGGCACAAGCTGCGCAAGCATCTAATATGAAAGTATAACTTATGATAACGCTGCACGCAGTACCTCTTGAGTTTATTCAGCAGACGTGGCCTTTAGCGAGGCCGCATATTGTGGCTGGTTTGCAGGAAGGGAGTGGTGAGAATTCACCTAACATGACGTATAATGACGACCATGTACTAAGCTATCTTGTTAACGGTAATTGGGAGCTTTTTGTGGCAGTAGATGAGAATAACGTAATGAGAGGCGCTGCAACTATTTCATACATTAACTACCCACTGCATCGAGTTGCGTTTATCACAGCGGTAGGGGGTAGGTTGATTGCTACCCAAGATAGTTTTAACCAATTAAAAAATTTATTTAAAGCACGCGGGGCTACGATGATTCAAGGTTATGGAAGACCTGCTATCATAAGACTCTGGAGACGCTTTGACTTTCAACCCCGCAGTACCTTACTGGAAGTATCAATATGATTATTAAAAATGTTAAAAAGTATTTCTTTACCTATGTTGTACCTACTTTCTATGGTGGCGGGAGTGGTGGAGGTCAGAACACGACTGTGCAACAACGTAACATCCCTAAAGAACTCGCACCTTATTATGAAGTGCTACTAAACTCTATGATGAAGCAAGGGTTCACCTCCAGTAATGAGCCTAAATCTACGCCAGCAAAACTTACAACCTACGAGCCTAAGTACGAAGCGCCTATTCATTACGCTAAGGGTGGAGAGGTTAAGCATTATGCAGGGACTACAGGAAGTGTTACATCTGTTGCAGATACATTAAAAACATTAGGTAGTCAATCTGGTGTACTTAACCCTACAGGTATTAGACCCTACGAATTTTATGGGCAGAATACAGACCCCACATCTCCAGATTATAACACCGTAGACTATTCAAGTTATGTAGCACAGCCCACAGCACTACAAGAACAGTCTTATAAAGCGGCTGGAGATATGGCTCTCCCCCAGCAAAATATTGCGGCGTCTAATTTAGTAGCAGCGGCAGGGCAAGGTGCTTTAAATACAGCTGGTACGGGGCTGGACTACGGTACTCGTGGGTATGATGCAGGACTTAATGCGGCTACTTTAGGTAATGCAGGGGCGGATACAGCAGCTCAGAATGCAAATATACTCGGTAATAGTGCGCTTAACTATGGTGGCCTTGGCGCTATGATGGGAGCTGCTGGAGCAGCTTCGGGCAATATGTACGAAAATAAAGCCACTAATGCAGGGACTGTTCAGTCCTATATGAACCCCTACCTCGATGCATCACTAAAACCTCAACTTGCGTTGATGGACCAAGAGAATGCCATCGCTAATCAGAAAGCGAACTCGCAAGCAGCTCAAGCTGGAGCCTATGGTGGTAGCCGTCAAATGATTGCAAACAACCTCAATGACCAGTCAAATAAACTAGCGCAAGCAAACCTTATCGGCCAAGGCTATAAATCAGCTTATGACACAGCGCAAAGTAATATCTTGCAAGGCTCGCAGCTTGGGCTTCAAGGCTATAACGCAGGGATTCAAGGCGCCCAAACAGGACTTTCTGGTGTTAACGCCGCTACAGGTGCAGGGCAGTATGGGCTATCTGGTGTTGGTGCGGGTATAGAAGGGCAAAAAACCGCTATGCAAGGCGCTCAAACTGGGCTTTCTGGTGTAGGTGCTGCGCAAGCAGGGTACGGTCTAGCAGGTCAGCAAGGTCAGAACTTATCGAATATCGGTAACACGCAGTTAGCACAGCAACAGTCGATTGCGGGAATGCAGAATTCCTATGGGGCACAGCAACAATCCCTTGACCAACAAGCTATCAATAACGCAATTAGTATTAAAGACTACCAACAAAAATACCCGTGGGAAATCCTAGGTGGTATATCGAATGCACTTAACGGTGTACAAACTGGGAGTATGACGGGGTTTACACCGGCGCCTAGTGCAATATCACAGTTTGGTGGTTTAGGTGCTACTGCTCTTGGTGCATATGGTGCTAATGGTGGGTTTAAAGCTAAGAAAGGTGGTAAAGTTCCTAGTAGTGGTGGTATCGGTGACTTAGCGGTGTATAACGCGATGAAAGGAGGAAAATAAGATGATGAATACCCCTTCTATGTATTCTGTTGACCAGCTACTTAAAGCTCGCCAAAACGGTGTACCCGACTATGTTGTAGTCCCCATGCTACAAAAAGCAATGGCGCAGAAGCAAGCGATGGCGCAGCAACAAGCGCTTCAACAAGGCGCACCTAAACCACCCGTAGCACAGCAAATCCTAGACGCCGCTCATAATGATGTCATGCAAGAGCACATGGCTCGCCAAGTGGAAGAAGCTCCAGAACCTCGTGGGATTGACTCTTTGCCTAGTGGCATTGATGAAAGTGATTATGCAGGGGGTGGGATTATTGCTTTTAATGGTGAGGATGGGTCAGATGTACCTGAAGCTGAAGAAGACCATAATATATTAGGTATTAGACCTATCGGCGCATCAACAGGGTTTCAAAAATTTAATTCCGAAGCTGATGCACTTAAAGAAGGGGATAGGCTTTTAGGTGTGTATGGGCGTAAACATAAGATTGATACGTTAGAAGGTGTTGTTAATAGATGGGCTCCTAAAGGAGACGGTGCTAACGACCCTGAAGCTTATGCTGCTATCGGACATAAAATGCTCGGTACTAAACCAGGTCAAAAGTTTAACTTAAATGACGCTACAGATAGAAGTAAAATACTGTCAGTAATAAGTAAAGTCGAGCATGGTAAAAACTATAGTCCTGAGGATATTCAAGGGGCTACTCATAACAGAGATTCCCATTCCACTAAAGGTATTGCGTCTTTACCAGAAGCTAAGGGTAATATAGCGTTCCCAGCAGCACCAGAAGATTTATCGATGCCGCATAGTAAAGAGGAAGAGTCAGCTGCATATAAAGCGCAAGAAATACAAGACTTACTAGGCGAAGACCCTAATGCGGCAAGACGTGAAGCACGCTTATCCAAGCGTGAAGCTGATTTAACTGAAGAAAAAGACCGTTCTCCTTGGTTAGCTCTAATGCAGGCTGGTCTAGCTACGATGGCGGGGACATCGCCTAATGCGTTTGCTAACATTGGTGCAGGGGCAACTGAAGGTCTAAAAGCCTATGGGGAAGCTCGTAAAGATATCAGTAAAAGCTCAGATAAACTTATGGACCTTCGTGACGAAGTTGAAACAGCACAACGCGCAGAGCAAAGAGCTATTAAACTTAAAGGGCTTGAAAGTGCTGAAGCTGCTAAAGCTGCAAATGTTAAAGCCGCTGCTGAAAACGAACTTCGTAGATATACACACGGTATAAAAGGCGCTGAATATGGACAGAAAGAAAGAGAGCTTGGAATAAAAGAGCAAAACATTGCTGGGGAAAATGAGTATCGCAGAGGGATGGTTAATGCTGCTCAAGAGAGGGCCGGTAATACTGGCGTAGATAGACCGTTAAACCTCCGTCAACAGGCTGTAGAACTTAGAGATTTAAAATCTGGGTATATAAACCAACTTAACGGTATTAAAAAAGATGGGGAACTGTCTGACGAAGAAAAAGCTCATATGGTAGGGAAACTAACCGAGCGTATTAACCTAATTAGTAAACACCAAGCAGGTATACTTAAAGGGGTATCCCCCAACGAAGACGACCTCGATGCAATCTCAGAACCTATAGCTGGATATGTAGCGCCTCCTGTAAAGGAGAAAGTGCCTTGGAATAAGACTACACCACAGCCTACATCCCAAACATCTAACGGCGGGTTCTCTATTAGACCCAGAGTATAGGAGTATTTATGCCTTCATATATAGTAACTGCTCCAGACGGTAAAGAGTATGACGTAGACGCGCCGGAAGGCGCTACAGAAGAACAAGCACTAGACTATTTTAAATCTCAATGGAATGCTCAACCAGAAGAACTCCCTTCTCGTACCGGTGCTGATATTGCTAAGGATATAGGTGTTACTGCAGGCAGAAGTGGTATCAGTGCACTTCAAGGGGTTGAGGGTTTAGCCGACTTACTTCCAGGGGTTAATGCAACTAAGTATCTTAGTGAGCATGGTGTTGACTTAGGAAAGGCTAAGGAGTATTTGCAAGAGAACGCATCTCCTCAACAGCAACAAGCCTATAAAAACCTAACCGAAGCAAAAGGTGCAGGTAATATTCTAAGTGCAGCTATAGAAAATCCCTCTGCTGTAGCTGAGTTAGTTGGTGAGAATATTATCCCTATGCTTACAGGCGGGGCAGAGGCTAAACTACTAACTAAAGGTGTTCCTGCACTGGCGAAGTACGCACCGAGTATTGGTGAAGGTTTTGCACAGATGGGACAAGAAGCCCAGAAACTTACCGCAGAAGCTCCAGATAAAGAACTCTCAGGCAAAGGAGAGCTTGCCGCTTTAGGGTCAGGTGCACTAGATGCAGTTATTGGACGGTTTGCAGGTAAGCTTGTATCTAAAGCTGGCGGTACTAACGTAGAAGATACTCTATACGGTACACTTGCTAGAGATATGGGTGAAGAGGCTGCACGCAACCCCAGTGTTGTTAAACGAGTCCTTGTGTCTACGTTAGGTGAAGGTGCAGAAGAAGCACTTCAATCAGGGCAAGAGCGTATCTGGGATAACTATGCAAAAGGTGCTACTAACTTACCTACGCTGCTTGAAGGAGCTGTTGACGATGCAACATTAGGTTCTATCCTAGGTAGCGTTATGGGTGGCGGTGCATCTGCAATAAGCGGTAGAGGTGAGCAACAAGCACCAGAACAACCCGCAGTAGAACCAGTGCAACCTACGCAACCACAAGGGTTCTCAGAAAGAGATCGTAAAGTAGACATGGAGGACGGTCTTGAGCTTGCAGGGGTAAATCCAGACGACCACCCAGAACTGTATGCAGAGCTATCAGACCCAAGACACTACGAATCTGAAGAAACTATCAATGCACTCGATGAGCGTTTGAAACGCTATAAGTCAGACGAAGCACCTGTAGAAGGTGAAGAAGATATAGATTTTGCCTCTGCTCTACCTAAAGAGTTTGATGACACTGCATGGGAAGCTCACTTAGAAAAGCAACGCGAGTATGCGCGGCAGACAGCACCAGCGGCAGAACAGCCGCAGGCTGAGAATGTAGCGCCAGAAGTAACAGAGCCAGAAACAGAACCTACACTTAATGAAGAAGGCGGCTCATTCACTATCAATGGGCAGACAGCTACTTATACTAAAACAGGAGAACTAGAAGCCGGTGTACCACTGTACACAGTAGAGTATCCGATGCCCGATAATACTGTGGGTAAGCAGACTAATGTCACGATGGCTGACATTACTAAGATGTTTAAGCAAGGGTCTCAGACTACAGAACAAGTAGCACCCGAAACAGAACAAGAGGTACCCGAACCTATATCGTCAGTAGCTACATCAGATGCTATAACGGAGCATAACGTAGAGTCTTTGCAACCTCATCTTACACCAGAGATGAAACGCCTTGTTGAGAGCGGTAAGTTAACGCTTCACGATACTAGAGATACTCTACCAGACCAAACGCTCCCAGAAAATGTACAGGGGTATACATCTCCAGCAGGTGAAGTGCATTTAGTAGCTAATAAGCTTACCCCAGAGACGCTACCTAGAGTGGCGATGCATGAGATGGGTGTACACGTTGGTATGAGAGGTATGGTAGGTGATAAAGTCTGGGGGGATTTAACCTCTCAAGCTCTGACTACTAAAGGAGATGCGTTTGACCGTGCAAGACAGGCTGTTCCTGAGAATACGCCAGAACACTTAAAAGGTGAAGAAACCTTAGCATACCTAGTTGAGAACGCCCCCAAGCTACCTGTGGTAAAACGTGCAATATCAGCGGTTAAAAACTGGGCACGCACTACATTCGGTGCAAAGTTAGATTTAACAGAAGCAGACGCTCATCACTTAGCCGCTAAAGCACTGCGTAGAGAGTCACAAACAGCTACTCGTGCACCGAGAGAAGAGACTGCATTCTCAGTAACCCCAAACTCAAAACTCCAAGAGCAAGTAGAGAAAGACCGTCAGGGTATGCGTCCTGCTACGGTTAAAAAGAAGAAAGGGCTTAAAGAGAGATTTAGTAAGTCTGGGGAAAATCTACAACGTGCGGCAGATGTGTATGAAACGCAATTCTTCAGTCATGATGCAGGCTTTATTAACACTGTGCGTAGAACACTAGAGGGTATGAAGCTTGACCCTAATTTAATAGGTAAACTCTTAGATAGAGTTTCTCAAGCACAGACTGTTAGTGACTCATCTATATCAGCAGAAGGGGCGTTATGTGGTAGTTTAGAGTACGATACAAATACCGACTTCTTTGTGGCTGTAGATAAAGCTGATAACTTAGTTACTATGCGCCAGATTATTGATGATGCAGGTACTGAGTACGGCTGGTCTGAAGAGGAGACTCATAAGTTCTTTACATCTTATATGGTAGCTGGGCGCTTGAAAGAGAAGTACGAGAAAGCGCGTGCTCTAAAAGTAGAAGCTAATAAACAAACTACACCTGCTGCAAAGGCTGAACTCTTTAAACAATCTCGTGAGATTACAGATACTCTTAAGCTGGGTATGACCGAGGAAGAGTGCGATGCTGCAAGAGAAGCCTACGAGTCAGTAGAGGGGTTTGTAAAGGCTGAGAAGATGTGGCATAAAGTCAGAGAAAATACGATTGACGTGCTTGTAAAATCGGGGCTCTACTCGAAAGAAAAAGCGGATGCTTATATGGATGCTGCCTTTTATACACCTATGTATCGGGTTATGACGGACAAGACTACGTCAGATGAGCTTGAGGATACGTTTGATGATATGTCTAGCGGAAAGTATAAACCTAATATTTCGTCATTAATTAAAGGGATGAAGGAGCAGAAGTTCAAAGGCTCTAACCGCGAAGTATTTAATATGATGGATAACATGGAGCATTGGGTTCAGATAAGTTTCTCTCGTGCAGTACGGGCTAAAAAAGCCACAGATATGATAGACACCGCTAGACGCTATTTACCCGAAGGCGCAGTATCTCGTGTGCAGGGTACTAAGTCCAATAAAGACGATACTATAACGTGCTACTTTCATGGTAAAAAACAGTATTGGCGATTTGATGACCCGCTTATGGCAGTGGCTTTCAGAGGCGTACCCGCCGCACCGTTTGCCCTTAAGTCTATCGGTAAAGTCAGTGATATCATGCGTAGTGGTATCGTATTAACTCCTACGTTTACCTTGTCTCAGCTACCTCAAGATATCTATGATGCCGCGTTCTCATCAGGGGTTAAGAATCCGTTTAAGTTATTTACCACGATGCTCTCAGAGTTTAAGACAACGGCGTTCTCTAAAGAAGATACAGAAGCGCATAAAGCCTTGAAAGCTATTGGGGCTGTTGGGGCCAAAGATTCTCTTGGAGATTCCCGCACTCTGCATTTATACGACACCGTACATCATACACACTTAAGTAAAGACAAGACTGCATGGCGTAAATTTAAGTCGTCTTTAGAAAAGTTTGCTATGGCCGGTGATAATGCTATTCGCCAAGCGGTATATGTGCGTACTATGAAGGAGCTTGAAGGCGACCCTCGTGCTAAGTCTATTGCCTATCAGAGAGCCTTCGATATTATTAACTTCCGTAGACGCGGTGCATCAGCTGTATTAGAACAAGTACGTTCAGTTACGCCTTTTATGGGGGCTGCAATCCAAGCGCACCGTGCGGCGTACCAAGTAATAGCTGGGAGAGGTCTAGCATATCAGTCCAGTGCAGACAGTAAGAGTGCGCATATGCGCCTAGCAACAACATCAACCACTATGGCACTTATGGCGTTTGTCTATAATATGTTGTATGGCGGTTTGCTTGGAGATGATGAGGATAAAGATAAATTCAACAAAGAAGATACTCGCTTTAAAGATACGCACATCATGTTATTTGGTGGCAATTCGATAATATCTATCCCAATACGTCCAAGCGTATTCTCCCTACCGTATATTACGGGGAATCATTTATTCCAGTTAGGTATTGCTGAGTCTGAGAACCCACGTCAAACAGCAGATGCTTATAGAGAGGCTATTATATCGGCATTCGGTATTCCTATGCTTCCTCCTGTAGTTAGAGAAGGGTTTCAACAGGCAACTAACTATGACTTCTTTACGAACCGTCCTATTGTTCCAGAGCGTCTGCGTAAGAATGACCCGTCCTATCAGTACGATGACCGCACATCTGCTTTAGGTAAACTCGTGGGTGAGGCAACCTCAGGACTTCCAAAAGAAGCTCAATTATCACCGATTAAGTTTGACCATTTTATGAAAGGTTGGTTTAGTGGCGTCGGTACGGCTATCCTGCAAACGTCTAATATGGTGGAGGTTGCAGCTTCTGATAACCCGTCTAAAGAACACACATTTAGAGAGATGGTTAGGATGTTCCCTAGCGTACCAGGTCTTGTTCCAGAGGAGTTTAAGGAGCAGAGTAAGTCTACTTACTATGATTTGCGTGAGGAGGTTGAAGGAGCGCACAGCACCTATAATCGATTGAAGAAAGAAGGAAAGCTTGAGGATGCACGTAAGTACAAGGAAAGCAATAAAAGCCTCCTAAACGAATCTGTGCATCAGAAGATGAACCATTTAAAAACTGAGACTGATAAGATTCATGCAACTACTCGTAAGATTCTAAGTAACAAGAACTTATCTTCGGAGATAAAAGCGGAGAGAGTACGAGCTCTTGAAGCAAAGGAGCGTAGGCTCCTGTCACACGTCCAGACTTTATACGATAAAGTTCACTAAAAAGAGAGGGGGCGTTAAGCCCCCTTTTTCACCCCATCTGCGTGGTATCTAAAACCAGTGCAATTACTGCAGGACTATCCTGCACCGTACCAGCCGACATCCTAACTTTAGTTGTGTCGAGTAGGATACCAATTTTCTTCAAGTCCTCTACTAAGCATTTATACGACAACTGCTTTCTCGCACACCACGATTTAAACACTGATGCTATGATATAGGCTCTATGCGTATCGGGCTCCCTGCGTATCACAAGCGCACCGCGAGGAGTTTCAATAGGTACACCAAGTGTCCCTGCAATAGTAGGGGGCTTATTATTTATTACAAGCTGATTCTGCATATGCTCTGACATAAACAACCCTAAGTTAGCTGACGCTTTATCTTCCTGCACTTTCTCTATCTTTCTTGCGTGCCCTATTTTCTTAGCTAGATAGTCAATCACAGGTTGCATAGGGATATTAATAATACCTAACTCATTTGCGAGTTTACCTCCGAAGATAGCAGTTGCAACTAGAGCAGAGTAGTAGCGGTCTCTTTGAAGTAAGTTAGCCTTCACATCGAACTGGCGTTGGCACTCAAATAGTTCATTAACAGATTCATCGTAGTTATCCAAAATAGCCTGTGCAATGATATCCCCTGCATGACCGTAGTTACATATAAGGTCTCTACTAAATAGCTGGTCAGACTGTTGCTTAGTTAAGGAGTCAGCGCGTACTACTTCAAGCTCTAGGATACGCAGTATCTCACCCTCTGGGTCAGCCTTTAAAGTTTGTAGTACCTCATGCAGACTGTTGTTACCAGACGTGATGCAAGGCATAGACCATGTAGTGTTGTTAACTCTTTCGATATTAGCTGAAGAGCTCATACGGTTTCTACCACGACCATTTGTAATACCAAACGCTAAGTCACTGATATCATCCGCAGGTAAGTTAGTCAGCTCGTCAATGCAGAGAATAAGGTTTTGAATGATACCCATACGCTGATACTTAGCGAGAATCTTATCGTCATTAACCAGCATAGTTTTTGTAGGGTGACCCCATACGCTATTAGCTACATATTGGATAGTTGATTTACCCACACCTGATGATGCATTAGTTAAGTGGAGCATCGCGCCACCTAGTGAGAACACCTTAAACATGGGTGCACCAAGACTTAGGAATAATGCAAAGGCTCGTACTTCATTTCCGGGAAGTCCATAAGTATTGACTACGTTAGACCACGCTTCAAGCGACCCTTCTTTAGTGTATACCTTAGCGGCTTCTTGTGTGGTGGCTGAGGGCGGACTGTATTTAGGGAATGCACCTTTAGTCATTTCTCGTGCTCCGACAACAAACGATGTGTTATCTGAGTTCCATCCAAACTGCACTCTTACGTGCTCTGCCTTCGTTGTGTTTTGCAAGTGCTTAGTCCACGCTACTAGGTAAGCCATAATCAGTTTCATCTGATTAGTATGAGCCGCGATACCTTTATGAGAAAGAAGCTCACGGCATTTATCCCCTGCTGTTACCGTTGCAAGAGGAGCAATAAAATCACTCACCCCATCATGCGGACGGATAAGACGCATATGCAGAACCTCACCATCATTTGGGTCACTACGTCTACCTACTACATAAAAATCGTTTTCGTACACTAATGCTTTATCAGTTTCTTCTCCATCACCGGAATCAAGTACGCTCTTAACGTACACACCGCCATTAGGTCCTCTAGTGTATGGATATGGGTATTTGGGAATCTCTATATCTATTGTGCCAAGCTCTTTACTCTCTGCGGTAACGATGTTATCCGAAGGCGATGCTTCTAGTATGTCTCTACCTAACATCAAGGGTGTTGTTATATTCCCAGTGTGCTTACACCCTACGCACAGTTCTGGATTGATAGTGTTAAATGTTTCGCATAAATGTGGACCCTTAATGAGCCACGCCTTTCTTTCAGTCTCAGCAGGACTATATTCATCATGTGCTTGAGATATTTTATGTATCGCTGTTTCTTTATCTACGCAGAACTGTGCAATAGAAAGCCCTGCTCTCCAGAGAGGTTCAGATATATCGTTTTGATTTAAGTATATATTAGCCATTTGCGCACAACCACTACCACTAAGGCTTTTATGCATAACACGAGAGAACTTGTATATGATGTTCCCAAGTAGCGCACGAGTTGTATCGTTGAGCGTTACATTAGAAGCGGCGAGCTCTGCTTGTGCTAGGGGAGTTAATATATCTTTTGGTGTTAGTACATCTCTGAAATACTGCACGGGGTTTGAAGGAGAGAGTGCTATAAGTTCAACATCAACTGCTTCGCCACGCTTAAAATTCTTGGTCTGAGGGATACGCAGAATACGAGCACCGTCAGTTGTTATACCCATATCTTTAACTTGAAACTTCTCAGCTATCATGCGGTCAACTAATGCAGTAGCTAAAGGTTTCCATTCGTTGTAATCAATCGTAGTATCAAACGCCCAGTAGATGTGTAAGCCGTAGCCTGATGATACGATGGTTGGTTTGGGAAGGTTAACTGCTTTGCAAAAATCTTTAAGGGCACCGATACCTGTAACCTGTGTTTCATACGCAGTACCTTTGCCGATATCTAAATCCACCCATAGCGATTTAAACAAATTAACATTCTTAGCACTTCTACTTATATTTGAATGGTAGGTAGCTAAAGCGAAGTAGGCATCTACTCCAGCCGCTGTTTGTTCGTCTGCCCAAACCTCTACTTCCTCGAATGTGTTAAAGAATACTTGGGTAGTTCTTTTATTGATTATCCCTACTGCGCAATACAAACCTCCTTGCGCTACTACTGTATTAAAAAAATCTATCCTGTTCATGGCTATACCTAAAAATGAGGGTAAAAAAAGGGGCGGTGCTATCCGCCCCTTCTAATGGGGAAGTGCTTAGTCAGCCCATTCAGCCAATGTACTTTCAAGGTCAGTTGGGTTAGCTACTGTAGCTGAGGGCTTCTTCTCTCTTACAACAGGTTCAGCAACGGGAGCGTCTTTGAATAAGCCTTGCGGTGCTGGTTTAGGTGCAGGAGCTGGAGCCTCTTCTTTTTTAGCTGCTGAGAAGCTGGTAGTAATTGCTTGGATTGCTTCAAGTGAAGTAGCTTTATCCAATACAACCTCAATCTCTTTTTCATCTAATGGACGTACTGCACGGAATACCATCTTAGGTGTTGCAGAATCTGTATCAAATCTAAGCTCGGTTACAACGTCAGTAACATTTAAGCCGTGTCCTGCTAGTTGCTTGGCATATTGGAAGAGAGGCATCTTACCGTTCTCACCTTTACCAAATAAAGAGGTTGCTGCAAGTAATAACTCGTATACGTCACCATGCATATCATTCTCAAGTAATACTGCGAGGCGGTGAGTATATCTGCAAGCTCTACCAGAACCTTGACCAGACCCCGCGATGTTCATAGGGCAGGTAGCACAGTTGTGGTTTTTAGGAGTTTCAATAGTTGGGCTAGGTACTTCACCATCCGTACTCCAGCAATCTGGAGAAGAGACTACACCTTCTTGGTATGTCCCTGCGTAATACTGACGTGATGTTTTAGGTGCCGCCGCCGCAATGATAATGTTCATTGCACGGTCTTCGTTCTTAGCAACCTCTTGACCACCAACAGTTAAGCGGAAGATGTTACCTCTTACTGAGATGCGGCGAGCATCAGATGAGCCGCCCATAAGAGCCTTAGTAGTTTCACTCAACTCCCTTTTTGCAAAGTGTGCTGGGATTGCTGCGCCTGTTGTAAATAAACTCATTTCGTTAGCCATGTGTATTTGCTCCTGATAATTTAACAATAGTAGTTTTTCTAGAGATTAGTGCTTTTACTTCGTTAGCACTTAATAGGTATTCATTACCTCTGCGGTAAGAACTTAATTTACCTGTGTTTCGTAGTTTGGAAATATACTGCCTAGAGCAGTTTAGTATCCCCATTACTTGTTTAGTTGTCAAAAATACTTCTTCATCATCTTGCGGTTCCATATCATTTCCTTCTAACGGTTATGGCATATCTGCTATCAATATTCATGCCTGGAGGCATGAGGTTAGGGTTTTCTTCTAAAAAGGATTTCATGTTTGTCTGATGCACTCGTTGCTCCATAAGTTCAAACGCATCATGTTCCTTAATAAAGTTTTTCATACTGTTCCAATCGCTTGTCCAGTATCTTGTTTTAACCGTCCGTGTCACTGTACCTGCTGAGGTCTTAAGTCCGTCTGTCCCCGTCTCCTTGCAAAGCTCTAGTAGAGCCTGTTGTACTGCATCTTGTTGCTGTTTAATTCTATCGTCTGCTTCATCAAACTCTCGTTGCAGTTGCTGTCTTGCATCTCTCATTTTTATGTAAGCTTTGACGAGATGTTCTACATTTACTGTACTCATGTGATTCCTCGTGCCTTTCTTTGAAAGAGATTATATTGTACACCCTTGTAACCCTTGTGTCAACTGATAATATCTTTATACAAATCCAATAACTTAGTCTGAGCCGCACCTTTATCTTCTAATACGTTTAAGACTTTCTTCTCTACGGGTGAGCCTACAAGATGCACCACGCTACATCTGTTTACTTGCCCTGCACGGTGAATACGCGCATTGGCTTGCTTATAGGTTTCCAGTGAAAGTGTGACGCCCCACCACACAATCGTATTAGCCGCGTGCAAAGTTACCCCATGCGCCGCCGCTTGCGGCTGGATAACCAGAATCTGCGGGTTAGGTGAAGTCTGGAATGCGTTGAATAATTCAGAGCGTTTGTTTGCATTAATGCCACCATAAATAACTCCCACACTGTAGCCTACATCTAGTAATACCCTTTCTACTATCTCTATGGTGTGCTTAAACTGCACGAACACAATCGTCTTATGGGATGTTTCAGCTACGATGTCCAGCAGTTCTGCCGCACGAGATTTCACATCAAACTCAATCACTTCTCCAGTATCCGAATACACCGCTCCAGACGAAAGTTGCAATAGTTTGTTTAAAGCAACCGCCGCATTAGCCGCAGTAATCTCTTCTCCTGCCGCTTGCATGAGCATCTCTTTCTTGAGCATCTTGTAATACTTCTCTTGTTGCGGAGATAGCGGTACATCTCTTGTCTGATATGTTAGCTCTGGTAGGTCTAGGCATTCTTCTTTAGTAAACCGTATTGCAGGTTGCATGAACCTATGCACTATCTGCTCTGCATCGGGTCGGTTCTTAAACGTAAACTGCGAGGTGCGTATCTGCACCATATCTCGAAACGCATTAAACGCTCTGGGTGTTTGCTTGGGGTTAACCAGTTTAATTAGTCCATACGCATCTACTGGTGACTGCGCCGCAGGTGTACCCGTTAACATCCAGAGCCATGTGTCTGCAGTGACTAGACGGTTCATTGTTTTCCATCTGCGAGTCGATACGTTTTTTAAATGCGTAGCTTCATCTACTACAATCAAACCAAACCCGCCTTCAGCAATCTCCTTCTCTACTATCTCAACACCATCAAAGTTTATGATGACTATCTCTGCATTACCCTTAATAATCTGAGCACGCTTCTCTCTACTACCATGTGCAATCTCAACTGACCGATGCATAGCTGTCTTAAATAAATCTTTGCGCCATGCCGCATCCATAATAGATAGAGGGCAAATCACAAGCATACGGCGTATCACACCGAGTTTCATTAGGTAGTCAGCCGCCCAGATAACAGAGTTAGTTTTTCCCGTACCCATCTCATTTAAGCAAAAGGCTCTTCGGTTAAGTGTTAGAAACTCTGATGTTACTCGCTGATGGTCAAAGGGTTTATACATCCCTGTCCACGTATACTGTGTGCGAATAGGTGAGGGTACATTTTTAATACCTATATTGTTTAGGATATGCGCTTCACCTAGCCCAAAGTTTACCCATACCTCTGCTGTACCAAAATCAATATCTTTAATTTTACTTTTAGGTATTACCCCTGTAATAGCATCGGGGGCAGTGGTCTTGATAGACAAGACCTTATCTTGGATTACTTGTATTTCCATTGTCGCTCCGTACAGCCCCTTAAGGGGGCGAATCATTTATCTTCTAATACTTCAAATAGCTGAGGCTTATTCGTACTTCTATTAAAGTACCATGCTCTTACTTTGTTTAGGCACATCTTCCGTTCACTAATACGCGTTCTAAGAGTCATGGTACATAGAGCGTCTATGTGACGCTCTACTAAACTCTCAGGTAAACCAGACTCCGTTGCAATAATCTGCACTGACTTTACGGATACTTCCATATTATTTCTTCTTAGGTTTAGCTTTCTTTGGTGGTTCGTTCTTCTTCATAGTATGGTCACTGTTGCGTTGGAACGAACGATTTACTTCTGGGTCTCTAAGACGTAGGTTGTCTTTACCGTTACCCGCTTTAACGCCTTTGATATGGTCAATGTCTTTCCCAGTGCGGTCAATACCCGCTTTATCATATGCACGGCGAGCACGTTGTCTCTCCATTCTAGCAGCGTGAGCCCCAGGGCGAGTCTTCTCTAATTCATATTCTCGTTTAACATTTCTATCTGCTTTGTTCTTGTAGGGCATCACCCCTCCTTATAGTTACCGTTATGAATGCACCGTGTAGCCTGACACCATCGACGGCATAGTCCGTTAGGAATAGGATTAAATACTCCCGTCTCGTAGGCTACTGACCGTTGCGCTAATACAGGTGCTAGTTTATCAAAAATACCCAATCTATTCTCATATGTATATTCTTCTTTTACCATCTCGTTAGCTACTACGAATAGTAACATCCCTTTGATATTCTCAACATACGGGAACTCTAGGAACACCGCCGCCGCTAGTAGTGCTAGTTGCTTAGTGTCTGCATACTTTGCTGACTTGCCTGTTTTATAATCCACAATATACGCTTTCTTAGCATCTGCGTCTACGATGACAAGGTCTGCAATGCCACGCCAGTACCTATTAGGTGCTTCATAATCACAGAACTCATATCCAGTATCTGTCTTCGCCACTGCGAGTTTATATTCGCAAAGCTTTCTGCCTTTGATGTTATTGATAGTATCAAGGAACTTCTTAACAAATATAAACCGCTCTGGTAATGCCTCACCTTTACCTATGTAGTTCTCAGCCGCAAGATGCAAATCTTTTCCATACAGCGTAGCTGAGGTATCTGCAAAAGGGATATACTTTAAAACATGATGTGCTTCGTACTGCTTAGGGCAGGTAATAAACCTACTCAGTGAACTATAAGTAAAACTAGGTACGCTCATTTTTGCATACCCATCTTATGTAAGCCTTCTGAGGCGTTGAAGCAGTACAGGGTATAGACTTCCACTCTGTGTAGCAGACCCACAAACTACCGATTTTTCTTAGTTTCGGCTTCAAATATATCCGCGCATTCTCTATCACACCATCTCCTCTTGTATCCTATAAAGTCACCGCACGTCCAGCAAAGTCCGGTGGGGTTAGTTGTATCTATCTTTGCGGCTTCTCTGCAAATATCTGCGATAAGTTTATCTCGCATCATCTCCTCATGCAGTGACGCGAGGTCTGTGTTTCCTTCTTCTGTTGCCATGTTATTTTTCGTTATGTATAAATACTAATCTAGACAGGTACCATTGCGCTTTCT